TAGCACGTTTCATACCTCCGAAATCCCATACCCAGTTACGTTCGTCAAGTTCACCTTCGAACCATACTTTTAAACTTACTCCATAGCCGTGAAGGAATCTGCAGTGTGTTCCTTCGGCTTTCCATTGACGGAATACTGTTGAGTAACCATCAAATACTTTTGTTGATCTAAATGTGCTCATACTAATTCTTCAATAATACCGATTACTTCACTAAATATAAGAACGATTGCAGCTGCTACCAAATCAAAAGGAATGATTCCGTAGCCTACAATTCGAACGCCAGATTTAATAAAAGAAATAATTTGATGCCATTTTTGATCAGGCATCTTCTCCAAGTGCTTAAACTTGGTATCAATCTTAGAATTGGTCCCTTTTACCTTGTGGTAGAGTTCGGGATTGATAATACTGTCCTTAGGAAGGACCGGTTCAGTCAATAACTGCTTTTTTGCCATATTAGTGTTTTTTTAAGGTGGTGCTACGACACCTATACAATATAAGAATAAATAGTTGAATCTACAACTATTCGGCTGTTTTTACTATAAAGGCCTGTATATTATATGTTCCTTCTGAACCGCTAGCTTCAATAAAAGCATTAGCTTCTTCTATAGAAGAAAAGGTGACTATATCTGTGTGATTTTTATTGATTTGACCATCTGATCCTATTGGCCAATCTTTTAAACTTAGTTGGTATATCGTATTAGTTGACATAGCTTGATTATTTAAGACCAGTTAGTTGAGTGTAGTGTAATTCTTCTATCTGAGGAGTCTACAATTACGTGAGTAATTCCTGTGTAGTCTGGGTATTTATCCGAAGCATATACGTTAGATGTCATAGTTACAGTGTTCTCGTAGGCATAGTTAGCAGTAGAAACTGTCCCGGTCCAACGAGTAGTCCATGCAGCACCACTTGCCCAAACCGCTCTAGCTCTAAGACCTACTGGATTTTGCTGGGTAGTAATGAATGTAAAGCTAGCAAAGTTCATACCTGCTGTAGCTAAGGTTGTAGTATCTAAGTCTATTGTGGTGCTCACGCTATTGATATAAAACTCCCACAATCCTCCGTTTAACCTATCCCAACCTAATCCTGAAGTACTTCCTATAACTTGGTTTCCTGCTCCTAAATAAATTCGTCTGCCACCTGAAAATATGTTAAAAGGGTACATAAACCCTATTCTACCTCCTGTTGTAGTTCCTAGTACTGTCCCTGCTAGGTTATCCCAGTCTGTACTAGACATATAAGAAGCAGCAGCCGGACCTATAAAAGTAGAACCTGAGAAGTATGTATTATCTCTTAGAAAAGTATCGTTATTAAAGATACTAGTTCCGGTTGTAGTAGTTGCCAGGCTAGAAGAAAACTCAGCAGCTCCTATAGATGTTATACCTTCTGTTGCTTGAAATTTACCCATGTTGTTTTATATTATATTTTCTTAAAGAGCTTATAATCTCCTATAATTCTACCACCTGAAAGGTAATTAGTTAACCTTATTTGAATATTACCGGCAGAGATAACACCAGTTAGTATATGAGAGGCATTTATAGATCCCAAATCTGGAGCTCCAGAATTAGTATAGAAAATACCACTACCGTTATCCCAATGACAAATAAACCTTTGCGATCTAGTAAACGCATAAGATGAATCTGAGGTTGTGTAGTCTATTACTACTGAGTGGTATGTGGTTTGAGGGACAGTGAGAACTGTATAGGTTGTAGGAGGAGAGTTAACCAGTGACGAGCGGGCGAAATATCCGTACTCTATCTCGTTATCAATACTGTATCCGTCATTTAATACCAGATAAGTCTTATCACTAACTCCACCGCTCCCACTAGGATTATATGCGTTAGTATCTACGCTTATTTTGGGAATGTACTGTACTTCATCTGTAGCACTATTCCAAGATACTATATTAGAATTATCAGAAGTACTAGATAATTCAGCTCCTAAAGTACCGTTTACATCTACCTTAAAAGCTGGAGTAAATGTATCAATACCAATATTACCTGTAGAACCTGTAGCAAAAATTCTTACTTGACCAGCTCCATCTGATATAAAAATATTTGAATTTTGTGAAACATATCCTGTAGCAGCTCCACCAAACCCACCAATTACAACATTATTATTACCTGTTGTAAAAGAAACTCCGGCGCTCCTACCTACAAAAGTATTCGTAATACCTGTAGTCACAAGTTCCCCCGCTTCAGTACCTAAAAAAGTATTATGAGTTCCAGTAGATACAGTTCTGCCTGCATCCGCACCTAAGAAAACATTATCGGCTCCACTAGATACACTACTACCGGCTAAATTACCTATAGCTATATTATTAGATACGTTGCCTAAAAGAGTACTGAGAGTGCTAGTTCCTATAGCAATATTATTACCACCATCACTTGCAATTCCTCCAGCCATTGCATTATCTCCAATGGCTATATTTTTACCAGTACCTGCTGGGACAGTATTTCCTGCAATTAAAGCACTGTTACCAATAGCAATATCTTTATTAGATCCCCCAGTTCCTAATGCATTATATCCTATAGCTACAGCTAGAGTATTTGTACTATCCCCAGTATTTCGCAAAGCACCATATCCTACTACAGTATTTTTAATACTTTCTACACTTTCACCAGCGGCTGGGAGCTCTAAAGTAAAAGCGCCTAAAGTAGTATTTTCTCTACCGTAGTTTGTTCTTTGAGAAAAATATCCTACAGCTGTATTATAATTGCCTGAATTGTCTCCTAAAGTAAAGAAACCTAGGGCAGTACTGCCCGTTACAATGGGAGAACCTCCCCAAAGGTAAATTTGTCTATTAGGATCATCCCCAATAGATAATCTATTTAAGGTTGGATTATAAATAAAAGAGCTGGTAGCATATAATGTTTCACCTGTATTTCCCGAGGCATCAATTAATAGACTTCTATACTCAACATCCCCTGTAGCATTAGCTATATCTACGCTTATAGCATTTGGGTTTGAAGGACCTTGAATTCCTTGAGTACCTTGAATACCTGTTATACCTTGAATACCTTGAGTTGCAGTTCCAGTGGTACCTTGTGTACCCTGACCTCCGGTAATACCCTGGATTCCTTGAGTACCGTCGGTTCCTTGAGTGCCTGTTATTCCCTGTATGCCCTGTGTAGCAGTTCCGGTAGTGCCCTGTGTTCCTTGAATGCCTTGAGTAGCAGTTCCGATAGTACCTTGAATGCCTTGTATACCTTGTGTGGCAGTTCCGGTAGTGCCTTGTGTTCCCTGAATACCTTGAGTAGCGGAACCAGTAGTACCTTGTATTCCTTGAGTTGCAGTTCCTGTTGTGCCCTGGGTACCTTGTGTACCTTGAGTTGCAGTTCCAGTGGTACCTTGTGTTCCTTGAATGCCTTGAGTAGCGGAACCAGTAGTACCTTGTATACCCTGGCTTCCAATAATGCCCTGGATGCCTTGAGTAGCAGTTCCAGTGGTACCTTGTGTTCCTTGAATACCTTGTGTAGCAGTTCCAGTGGTACCTTGTGTTCCCTGTATGCCCTGTGTAGCAGTTCCAGTAGTACCTTGAATACCTTGTGTAGCAGTTCCAGTGGTACCTTGTGTTCCTTGAATACCTTGTGTAGCAGTTCCAGTAGTACCTTGAATACCTTGTGTAGCAGTTCCAGTGGTACCTTGTGTTCCTTGAATACCTTGTGTAGCAGTTCCTGTAGTACCTTGAATGCCTTGGTTACCATCAATACCTTGAATACCCTGGGTTGCTGAACCTGTCGTTCCCTGAGTACCTTGGATGCCTTGTGTAGCAGTTCCGGTAGTACCTTGTGTTCCTTGAGTTCCAGCTCCGGTAATACCTTGAATACCTTGGGTACCATCGGTACCTTGTGCTCCGGTTATTCCTTGGATGCCTTGGGTTCCGGCTCCGGTAATACCCTGGATACCTTGAGTACCGTTGTTACCCTGAGTACCTGTTGTACCCTGAATACCTTGAGTACCTGCTCCGGTAATACCTTGTATGCCTTGAGTACCGTTAGTACCTTGAGTACCTTGAATACCTTGTAAGCCTGTACCAGTAATACCCTGTATACCTTGAGTTCCATCAGTACCTTGAGTACCTGTCGTGCCTTGAATACCTTGAGCTCCAGTAATACCTTGAATACCTTGAGTACCGTTGGTGCCCTGGGTGCCGGTAGTTCCCTGAACACCTTGAGGACCTGTGTCACCTTTATCTCCGGTAGTTATAAATGATATTGTTATATCTTCCAGATTGGTGAATGGAGAGGTAGCTGAAGAAGCCTGGTTTGTAATGTCTATAGTCCACCAACCTGTATTGTCTGTCAGGTTTGAAATCTGAAATAATAGATATTGAGTAGCGTCGGTACGATTAGCTATTCTAGCATAACCTTTAACTGTAGAGGTTACGCTGTCAATGGTTTGCATGAATGAGGAAATATCATTTCCAAAATCATCCAAATCATCAATATACATCTGCGTAGATGTATTTTCGTTAGAATTACTTAGTCTAATTTTTCCTTGCCCTGGATCTCCTGAAGTAGTAGTGGAGTCGAAAGTGTAGTCAAAGGTAGCTCCACCAAAAGAACCGTCGGTACCTTGTACACCTTGAACGCCCTGTACGCCGTAAGTACCTTGTATACCTTGAGTACCCTGTGTGCCTGTAATACCTTGAATACCTTGAGTACCCTGTAGTCCGTCTGTACCCTGTACTCCGGTAACACCTTGAATGCCTTGAGTACCTGTTATACCCTGGGCTCCTTGAGTTCCTTGGGTGCCTTGAGTTCCTTGAGTTCCCTGGATGCCTGTAATACCTTGTACCCCCTGGGTGCCTGTTATACCTTGGATACCTTGTAAGCCGTCAGTGCCCTGAGTACCTGTTGTACCTTGTACCCCCTGGGTGCCGGTTATTCCTTGAATTCCTTGGATACCTTGAGTTCCCTGGGTACCTTGAGTACCCTGGGTACCTGTTATACCTTGAGTACCCTGGGTACCTGTTATACCTTGAATGCCCTGTAAGCCATCGGTGCCCTGAGTACCTTGAGTACCCTGGGTTCCCTGGGTGCCGGTTATTCCTTGAATACCTTGAGTACCTGTTGTACCCTGTACGCCCTGAGCTCCTACTATAGAAGTTCTTTTCTTTAAAGTTCCGTCTCCGGCAAGTACAACAAAGTCTGTAAGTGCGTTATCTGTTGCTACTGTAGAGACGTTCAGGGTACCTGTAACTCCTAAATCAGTGGAAGTTTTTAAACGTGAATTAGTATGATCCCAAGTAACAGATTGATTTGCGCCGGCGATTTGAATACCGGCTCCGTCTGCTTGAGCTGAGGTAGTAGATCCTGAGGCGACTGTGATGAGCTTATCCTCTACATTAAGTTCAGTAACCTGAAGCTCTGTTCTAGTTCCCTGTACTGTAAGGTCTCCTGTAAGTATTAGGTTTGCTGTCTGCAGAGTGTTTGAATCCGGATTATATACAATAGAGGAATCTGCTCTAAGATCTTGGTGACCTGAAGTAGCTTCTGCAAAAACTAAGTAGTAACCCTGGCTGCTACTAGTATTTGTAATATTGACTTTAGAAGCAGATGCTACATTAGTAACAGTAACATCGAATGTACTTCCATCTACTTTTTCAAAAGTAATTACACCTCCGGCAGCGGATGCCGATGCCATAAATGAGCCTGAATCTACATTTCCTCCGAAAGAGCTTAAGTCTACGGAATGACTAACGCTACCGGTGGTGTAAAGTATGAGCGTGTTATTCGCAAAAGAACTAGAAATATAGAAAGATTCTAGATTGCTATCCATTTCAGTAAAGGTAAGCCTACTTCCTTTACCGGTATTTGTAGCAGTATTTTGCCTTAATATGATAGCCATTCTTTACTTAGTTAAAATTGCGGATCTAAATAATCTTCTTCTAGATAATCTATAAACAGGTAGCGTTCTGGAGTACCGCTGTAAACGGTTCTTGGTATAAGATTAGTTCCGTTAACAGCGACATTATAAGTTTGGAAGACACTAGATACTGGTTCGAGCTGTCGCATGAATACAACATCTGCTACCGTACCACGGGTTGCTACCATAGCTTCTAGGTAGCGTGGCTTAGGAGAACCTCCTAGGCGAGCTTCCTGCTGCTGTAGTAACTTTAGTAGTTTATCTGCCATAACTTATATATAAATAGGAAAGAGGGCAAATGCCCTCCTCCTTCTTAGATATTACTACCTTTTACTTTGTATGCGATTCAAGTACTTTAGATACTTCGGTCACAACGTGCTCCCAGGTCACAGGGCCAGTCTCGTCAGCATAAGGTGCAGGATCAGGACGCCCTAGCTTGATAAATGCTTCAACTCGTTCTACTGAAGAAGCTGATTTGTAGTCTGAGTACCATTCGTATGCATTGGTTTCTTTGCGACTGTACCACTTAATGGGTTTATAAGAGGTATTAGTGCGCTTATAGACTTCATCAAATTCAAGTCCTAGTTCCTCACATAACTTCTCTCCATCTTCTAAGATAGTAAACTTATTACCTTCCAGGTAAGGAGTCCAATAAGATACCCGATCGTTATCCCAGTTACCCATACGAAACGCATGATCGTCGGCGTCGCGGAACTCCTGTCGGCAGTCTGGGTAGATGTCATGGTCTCCGGCATGGATACCGAGAGCGATGGAGCATTCTTCTTTTGTTTCATTTGCGATAGATAAAGCGATTGCCTGGGTGATTGAACTGAAGATTTTATTTCGGTTAGGTACTACGGTAGCTTTCATGTTCTCGGCAGCATAGTGACCTTCCGGTACTTCATCACCTCCAGTTACTAGAGCCGAGTTTAGTAGTTGACTCAAGCCGTCAAGTTTAATTAACTGGTAGTTAACTTTAGGAAAGTGATGCATAATAACTTCAGCTACATCGCTTTTATACTTAGTCTCATCAGCTCTAAGATTCAAATAGTTAACCAGGTCTTGAGCTCGTTCAAGCTCTACTCGGTGTTTTTGACCGTAGTCAAACGATACTGCTGTTACAGTATCAAATTCACTCAATGCTCTAAGCAAGAGTGTTGAGGAATCCATTCCTCCAGATAACGAAACTACAACGTGTTTTGCCATTTTAAATATAATTTATAACTGCCAGGTATTATAAGGGTATAGGCAAACCCTATAAATCTTAACTTCTGTGCTTACCTTGAGCTACCTCAACTAGAAACTTCACTACGTAAAATACGAGAAGTCCGCCAGCAGTAGCAGCCATGCCTTGGAGTAAATAAACTAGTGCTTCCATATCCTTTTTAAGTTATACTTAATATACGAAATAACCGGCAAGGAGCCAACACCCGTTGCTATAATATTAAATAGATTTAGGTGCCAGTGCTCACCGCAAAAGCCTAGGGTATGTTTAATAACTTCAACCATTCTTAAAATGCTTCGTCGTAGGTGGCCGGTCTAATGTTCTTGTTGTAAAGATAATTACCTTTTTCCGAATCTGCAACTTTGGGTTCAGGCTTGGGTGCTGATTTAATTTCTGCACCTTTAAGCATTTCGGGTTTGTTTTGGTATATCCAGTTTAGGTACCCGGGTGCTGTATCAAATACATCCCTAATGGTCCAGCCGGCGTATTTGCCGGATCTGAACTTAAAGTTTGGATTTAGTTTCTCCTTCATCGTACATATCCTCTCCTTTGTAGTCTGGATGGAATTCCTCCATGTAGTCAATTCCTCTAACGTAGTGGTAGGCTAGAGAGAATACTAAGAAGAGTACTCCTGCAAGCAGTACAAAAATAAACTCTTGGAAGAATCCTTGTGTGATTGCTATTGCAGTTGTTATCATACCTAAGCTAAAGAATGTTAGGTACATGATTACGTAATGCCATTTATTTTCGTCCATTATCCTAAGTCCCAACTAAAGTGATGAAAAATATTTGCTAAAAAGAATAATGCAAATAAAATAAGAAATCCTGCTTTTAACCATTCCATAATTTATTTTGTTTTTAATTCGTTAATTGCATCTTCAGCATACTTGTCGTTTTGCTGTTGAAGATATTCAATCCGGTCTAACATAAGTTGTTTATTATCTTTTGCTGTTTGCTCTATATAAGCTTTCTGGTCCTCATATAGCTTTTGCCAATAATTAACTCTTTCTTCCATCAGTTTACCTTGATACCAAATAATACCTATCATAAGGACTATGGTGAAAGATTGCTCTTTTAGTTTAGATAAAAATGTATCCGTGAATCCTGATACCGGCTTTGCTGGTTCTTTCATGTCTTAGCTGTAATTTCTCTATAAGCTGTTTCATAATACTCGTCTGTCATTATGCTTACTCTACTGCCTGGGTGCTTTAGTGCAGCTAGGAAAGTAGGGTAGTGGTAGATGTGATCGTCTGAATCAATCACAACCCACTTTTCTGCTACCTGTTTTTTCTTAACCATTGGTATTGTTTCGAATGATACGAACCAAATCCTCTAAATCACCTGAACCTTTAATTTTAAGAGTCATTGAATCAAAGATAGAACATTCCCAACCATCCTTAGCTGCTTCGTCATCTGAATTTGACATAATACAGATGTCACCAATATCTATAGAGTAGTAGTAAAACCCACGTTCATCTCCTGCTTCTTCAGCAGACACATCAACACGTTCAAAACCCAATTTTTCAAAAATTTCCTCTGTCATAACATTATTTCTTATGTCCCCAAGATACGGAAAAACCTTTACGTCCCCAAATAAAATCTACACATTTAAAACCAAATAGTATCTTATCGTAAGTGTATTTGATTGTAGGAGTTATAAAAAACTCGTAGGATTGATGGTAGCGTTCGATTTTCATTTTTTATCTAGTTTATGATAATCTTCCCAGTTACTGTAAGTCAAACCCCATTGTAGATTAAACCACGACATTTCACGTTCTGCTGATTTAGCTGATTCGCGTAATTCCTTCATAAGGTATTTTTTACCCCATTTTTTAAATTCTTCACCCTGTTCAACAGTCATTGTGTATTCTCTAAACCAATCCTTTACACCTACAATATCATCATAGGTAACATTATGACCAGCAATAATAAACATTTGATTGATTAGATCAATGATTGCTTTGTCTTTTTTTTGTTCTCGAGTTAATCGTTTCCTTTTTTCCACAATTCGTATACTGAGTTCTTAGTCTTAAATTTAAGAAAATTTTCTCGTTTTTCCAACACCTCTGTAATGGGAGTTGTTTGCCAAGTAAAAAACTGGTTGAATGGAGACATAATCAATGAATAACCAATTGCTGGTTTATCGTGTCGGGCTTTAAATGTTCTATCTTCATTCCACTCAACCCACATTACTTCTTTAGATTGATTGGTTAGTCCGTCTCGTTCACGAACTAATTTCCAATTGAATTCGTTTTCAATTACATTTTGTTCAAGAGCAACCTTCATAACATTATCTTCTAATGTCATTGGAATTTTAGTTTGTTTGAGTTTGCTCATTTCTCGTTGGTGTCAAAGATTCTCGTTTTTATATTCATTGTCAAAAGCATCAGAAATCTGTTGAAGGGTCAAGTTTCCATACTTGTAGGCAAAGTCAACCATTCGATCTTTTTCCTCTTGTTCAAATGTCGCAACCTCTTTCGCTGCCATCATCAATGCCTCGCACTGTGCGGTGTGTTTAGACCACTCTCCAGCTAATTCGTCTAGGCGGTCTGCAATTACAAATGTTAGTGTTTTCATTTCTCGTTGGTGTTAAAGGTTTCGGTATAATTTTTAATTACCTCATCTTGGATTAAGTCAAGCATTCGGGTGTGTGAAAGTTCACCTCTTCTAACCTGTTGTTCTAGTTCTCTCACAAATGCGGTTTTAAGATATTTAGGCATTTTTATTTTAAAATAATATCATAGTAATCAACCTTTTTAATACCACCATCAATGTTATTGATAGTATATTTTTGGGGGTAATCTTTCTTACACTGTTTAATACGTTCTTGCTTACTTCCTTTAGTATGGTACTGATAGTACAACCAAGCCTCCCAGTATTGAGAGACACACTCACGTTCTGGAGAAGTAAATACTAGAGCAATTTGGTATTTAAAAAATACAAAAGACCAAATAGGATTCCATTCGTGTCTGTAATCGGTTTCACTCCATTTAGTTTTATAGCCCAATCCTACGAAATCAAATCCAATCTTTTTAGGAACTGGGAATCGGTAACGTAGTTTTTCTTTATACATTTCATCAAGTGGTTTGATATCTTGTTTAAATTGAACATCGGGATTTGCGTTATTCCACTTCTCCCTACGTGCTAATTCCCTTATAGCTTCATCCATAGCCATTTTAGGGGTTGGTTTAACCAATTTGCGTGGATGAAAATATGGTGTACCAATAGCTACCTTACCAATATAAAACTTAACTCGAGGTATCTTAAACGGGGAGTTAAGTATTTTTAAAAATTCAAATTGACTCATAACTAAATAAATTCTAATTCGTTTGTTTCAGGATCCCAGTCAATAGTAACAGGTTTATTTGCGTATTTGTAACGCTCATTTAACACAGCAGCGTTGATAAAGTGGGTATCATTATGGAATTTGTAACCATAACCTGAATGGATATGTCCAAACACGTGAATTTTAGGTTTGATTTCATCTACTCGAACCCTGAGTAACTCACAGCCTACATTTAGGTTACCCGAAGGGGTAACATCACAATGTCCAAATGGAGGACCATGAGTTATTAAAATATCAGTGTCGTTTGGAATTGCATTCCATTTTTCTTGCAATTCAACACCATTACGAGGTAAATTAAAAGCCCAATCGCAAAATTCTGGTTGCCAAGGTGAACCATAAATTTTTACCCCATCAATAACGTGAGTTTGATCTTTTAAGTAAATCAATCCACCACTGTAGGCATCCATCAACTCTTTAGCTAAATTAGGATAATCTTCAAACATTCGATCGTGATTACCAGCAATAAACACTCGGTGTTTGTAATCCATTGTAAGCAATGAACTATACCAGTTAACAAAATCAGCTACGTCTTGTGACTCATAACCTGAATTCATAAAATCACCAGCGTGAATGATCAAGTCACCACCAGGAAGATCTTTATTGATTTCCCTGTGTTTAGTGTGAGTGTCGCTGATGAATGTGATTTTCATTTTACTTAGTCTTAGGCATCTTCCCTAAAATAGCTAGTAGAAGTACAATTACGATTATTCCTAGTGCAAACATATTTTTTTTTAATAATACTTAAAGATATAAACTTATTTAGCTGTATCCAACTCTGCGGTAACTTTCTTTACCGTGTCTTTGACGACTGGAGGAGGAGGAGGCGGTGGAACTGCAACCGGTTTCTTGACTACCGGGGCCGGTGGTGCTACTTTCTCTACTTCCTTAACTACGATCACGGTATCTGCTTTAACAGCCTCTGGAGCTGATGCTTCGATAGATTCTGCAAGATCTTCTTGAGGATAGCTAGGAAAGTAAAAAGCCATCACTGCTAAGGATACTAAGATAGCCGGTGAGGCTAGTACCAAAGTACCGGTCAGTTGTAAACGTTTAAACTTGTTCATTGATCAGGGCCTGGTAAATATTAGACAGTGAGTGTTTGATGTTAGCTCGAATTTCAGCTTCCATTACATTGCGGCGAGCCTCTACCTCCATATCAAACATCCGGATAAGACGTTCATGAGATTTACCCTCTACCGGGATAACGTAACTATAGGAGTGATTTACGATAGTAATCAAATGTCCTTCGATAATAACGTGGATCTGATTATCCTTACTGCGGATGTAGCGCTTGCCTGAAATCGGAGACATTAGTAAAGTACTGGACTTTCTACAAGCTAGTCGCTTGCAAATTGCTAGAGCTTCTACCTCGTACTCATTCTTAGGAGCCTGGTACTTAGAAGGGTCTATCAAACGGAATAGGCCGATGCCTACTCGCTGGGTAAAACGTTTTAATTTATGTTGCATAACCTTGATTTAACTTTATAAAGATACGAACTTAAAACTTCTCTTTCAACTTTTCAGCTAACTTTCTTACTTTAGCTACGTAGTGAGGATCTTCGGCATAGCTGCCGGACAGGTAGCTGTAGTACTGAGCTTCTGTTCCAATAGCACTTAGGTATCGGCATTGGTAGAAAGCATAGTCGTAGACCGAACTCTCCCAAGTGTCGTAGTAAGCATGATTGCGGTTGGTACCGCGGGCAGTACTGATTCGAGCCCGAGCTTCTTTCATTCCGAACAGGTTGTGATTCTCCCGGAAGATACCCGACTGGAAGTTATTGGTCTCAAGCTTGGATTGAGCCAGTACAATGTGAGGAAACTTAATTCCTAAATCCTTCATGAGAGCAACTAGTTCGTCCTCAGTGAAGGGAGTTTGTTTCATATTAATAAGAAGAATGTTCTTCTCGTATTCGGACAAATTATTAATCCAAGTAAATCGTCCGATGCCGTATGAGATTGCTAGAGATAATCCCAGTATCATTCCTAAAGTAACGCCTACTTTAGTACGCAGCAGTTTCTTAAACTGAAGTTGGTTTTTGTCGTAGATGTAAAACATGATTATTTTTCTTCGTTTAACTTAGCCAGACGCTCGTCCAATCGACCGAGTTCTCGCTCTAGTTCAGCCTTTTGAGCTATCAGGCTCTCAAGCTGTTCAACACTCTTAAAAGCGAGAGTATCCATTTGACTTGCCAGTATGAAGAGCTTATCAAGCTTTTCAGATCGGGTGTACTCTAAAAGTTCTTTTCTAGTCATAACCATTTTTATTTCGATAAAGATAAGAAGAAAAAACTTAATATACAACTTCTCCAAGTTTAAGAGAAGTTTAACTATATATTAATATAATATTAAGACCCATGAAAAAAGTACTCCTTTTCCTTTCAGGGTTGACCTTGATGGTGTCATGTTCAACCCCACGAGCAGTCTCAGTTGGCACTCAAAAGCCAAGCCATACCCGTGTCGCCTACATCTATGATGATAAAGTGGTGATTGTAACTTCCAGGGAGCTTACCAGAGAGCAATATGCTCAAATGGTAGCTTTAAATGATCAGAATAAACAGAAATAAAAAAAGGGCCGCAAGGCCCTTCTCTTTTAATCTATTGAGCGTCCGGCTTCTCGTTCGCCGGCTATGTAATCTCGCATTCCCTGATCGCGATCTTTTCGAGCTTCTAATTCTTTATCTGAAAGTTTAAAAGCGAGGTAAGGTGCTTTTGTCATAGAATCTGTTTTGATTCCTTCAATACCTGCAAGGGCATCGCCTTTTTCTTTTACATAAGTATTAATTCTATCGAATAGAAACATTCGTAGCACTCTATCTTGCTTCAAGACGTTTACGGAACCGCCTGGGGCCGGTACTTGAACTTCTTTACCGTCTTTAAGGAGTTCTACAAGTTCTTCGATGTACTTGTCTAATTCCCTAGGGTTAACTCCTTCTGTTAGGATGATATCGCTTAATTTCATACGAAAAGATTTATTATAAATAGACTAGCCGTCACAAGAAAGGCAATCTTCTGAAGTACGGCTACCAATATCCCCGTTAATAACTGAGTCGGTACGTAGGTAGTAAAGAGTCTTGATGCCAAGCTTCCAAGCTGTCTGGTGTACCAGGTTAATAAACTTAGGAGAATCGGTAGGATCGAATGACAGATTCAGTGATTGAGTCTGGTCAATATACTTCTGACGGATAGCAGCCTGCTCTACTAATGCTAGCTGATTGATCTCGGTAAAAGTATAGAAGATCTCCTTATCGTAAGCTGAAATAATATCGTCCGGTAGACCTGCTACAGAACCTCTATCTCTGATAATCTGATCCCATACCTCTTCGGTGTTGTGACCTCTCTCCTCTAGGTACGCTTCCAGCACCGGGTTCTTACGAATGAACGTACCCTTGCCGCTGTTGAACGTATAAATGTTGGCAGGTATCGGCTCAATACCAGCAGATACACCTCCGGAAATAGTACTATTAGAAACAGTCGGCGCAATCGCAAGCAGGTGCGTGTTGCGCATTCCCGTGCCTTTGCACCATTCGGGTTCTCCATATTCGATGGCTAATTTTCTCGAAGCTGCTTCGGCCTGAGTTCTGATTTGTGAGAAGATTGTATTGGTCCAGCCCGTTGAAGCGATTGAGTTGAATGGTAAGCCTTTTTGCTGTAAGAAAGTATGCCAGCCTAGTACCCCTAGTCCGATTGCACGTCCTTTCTTAGCTGAACGATGTGAACGGATCAGCGAATCCTTTCCGTCGGTCTTGTGAAGAAACTCTTCCATTACTCCGTCCAGGAAGTAGATTGCAGTCTCAATCAAGTCTGTATCTTTCCATTCCTCGTACTTGGCTAGGTTTACCGAAGATAAGCAGCAGATAAACGAGTGTTCTTCATCGGTATGAAGAGTAATTTCGGTACAGATGTTAGTCATCGATACCTCTAAGTTGTTCTTAACGTAGGCTGTAGGATTGTCGTTGTTGACATTATCCTTAAACATGATATAAGGTTCTCCCGTCTCTACTCTTGACTTAAGGATTTCGACCCAGAGTTCGACTGCTTCTGGGTTTCGTCTTTCAAGTTTGCGCATAAACTCGTCATCGACAACCACGCATTGATGTAGGTTGAGACATTGACGGTTGGGATCTCCTTTAGGTCTCCTAATTTGGAGGAATTCTTTAATATCTCCATGATTAATGTCTAGGTTTACCGAAGCAGCTCCTCTGCGAACGGCTCCTTGGTTAGTGGCGATAATAGTTGAATCGTAGATTTTAGCCCAGGGCACGATTCCTTCTGAGTAGCCGTTGCCGGTGATAGGTGTTCCTCTTTCTCTAACACGAGATAATCCGATACCTACACCACCACCCAGTGAGGAGAGTCGCATTAGCTCTGCATTTGTAAGCCCGATTCCTCTAATGCTATCGGGTGTATCGATACCAAAGCATGAGATAGGTAGACCTCTTTCTGTTCCTGTGTTTGAAAGCACGGGAGAAGCTAGATTTAACCATCCCTTCCACATATATTTAAAGAACTTCGGAGCTAGGTCCGGTCTCTTAAGTCTAGCCGCTACAGCGTTAGCAACACGCTGGTAGGCTTTCTTCGGGGTTTCGCCTGGCAGCAAGTATCCTTTCGAGATAGTTGCTAGAGACATATCGTTCATCCATTCGGGAAAATCCTTCCCTGCCTCCCACTGAGAGGAGTCTACGTAAATGCTATTATTCATCTTATTTTCTTTTAACTAATATAAAACCGTTTCTGTAAGTATCAAACCCGAAATCGATAATCTGTTGCAACTGTTTTTTGATAAAAGCTTGATACAGGTTAGATTTTTGAGAAGTATCTTTACTGTCTGTATCCTTAGCTGTACCTCTTATGTATAACCCGTCTACATCGTTCTTATCTAGAAAGTCCTTTACGATATCTACAACTGTTGATAAGATTGTAAGTAAAGTCTTTAAATCAGATTTAGCTAGTTGAAGTTCAGTTCCCGATACAGCATATCCTACGTTGTATACATCTTCTAGGTCTCTGTATTTCTGAGGTAGGTAAAACTGTTTAGTCTCGGGTTCTATAAGTTTGTCGAAATCTACCGTTACTACTTCAGTAAAGTCACCTACATCTACTAGGAATTTGTACCTAGTTAGGGCTACTTGAGTCCACTTCAGAGGTTGAATGTTTGCTTCTCCAATTTCTTTGACAAGCATCTCCTTAATTAAAGGAACTAATAAAGTACTGTGAGAAGCCATCTTAGAAGATAGAGCTTGAATCCCACTCCATATGACCTTTTGAGTAGTTTGTTACTCTGCTAGCAAAGAAGTCTGTGTGCTGCTTGCCGGCGATAACCATATCAAACCACTTCATAGTCTTCAGTGCTCCCTTGTCAATCTCTGAAGAAGGAATAAGAGGCTTTAATCCCAGGTCACCCATCTTGGTATTTACCCGGTGCTTGATGAAGTTCTTAAGCTCGTCTTTGCTTAAGTTCTCTAGATCACCCATCTCAAAGATCTTATCGATAAACTTAAACTCTAGATCCAAAGCCATCAAAGCAGCTTTTTCGATCTCGCTAACAAGCTCCGGAGTCTTAAGCTCAGGATGCTCTTTGATCAGCTGACGGAATAACCAGCACCCGGCTTCCGAATGAAGAGATTCATCACGTACTGACCATTCAACGATCTGACCAACACCCTTTAGCTTGTTTCTCATCTTAAAAGAAAGCAGTACGGCGAAAGAGCTGAATAGATTTACTCCTTCGGTGAATGCTGAGAAGATGGCTAAAGATCTTGCAACTTCGGTATAGTCGATAGCTCCGTTGTGACCATCACGAACTTTCATTAGCGATTCGATCTTATTCTTAGTAGCTTCGTCCTCCATAAATTCGGCAAAGTTATCTAAACCTAACTCCTCGTTTAATAGAGAGTAAGCCTCGGCATGGATAGTTTCGAATGATCCGAACGTAGTTGCCATCATAATGATCTCGGGCTTGCGGAACCACTTAGTAACAAGTCCGGTCCAGTAATCGTTTACCACAGTCTCGGTCTGGGCGAAGCCTTTTAGGATTCCTCCTATTACATTCTTTTCGTGATCCTTTAAGTTTGACTTCCAGTCAGTGATATCGTTGGCAATGGGTACTTCGGTGTGCAGCCAGTGGGCTTGCTGTTGCTTTAACCAGTACTCGTAGGCCTGGGGATATTCGAAGGGTTTGTAGACGATACGCTCTTGAAGGATGCTCATATCTTTATATATTTGATAGATGGTTAGACAAAAACAGCCCTCGGGGTTCATCCCTCGGGCCGTGTGTTATAAATACGGCTCGGGGCTATATTTTTGCCTGTAGTTCGAAAAATTTATTTGCTAAAAGTTTACGGTCCAGGGTATCAACTCCGCTAACTGAGGTAGGTGCGGCAGTTGGCATTTCTTCGAGATGTATATCTTCTGAGATGTCGATGTGTCCGTTATTGGTGTTGACCTTAGCACCGTAAGTCATACCATCCATACCGTAGCGGTTTTTCATGATATGTACCCGGCCGGTACCGTTGACCTTATCCTCTTTCTTACGTGAAAGCGAGATTGCAATATCTGCAACCATCATCTTGTCGTAAGATCCGGCAGCCTTATCGCCTTCAATAACGTCGTCTTTAGCACCCATTCTGTTAACCTGTGATGGTGTTAAGATAGGAATTTTTAGCTCCTTAGCCAACCCTTTTACGGCAACAAATACGTCATCGATTTCGTCTTTACGTTCAGCGTACTTCCGGGAGGGAGCTCGGAGATAGTCAACGTAGTCGATTATCACTAGATCAGGCTTATGACCCATATCAGTACATTTCTGAAGATGGGACTTGATAGTAGTAACGGTAGCTGCTTTAGGAGCATACTCCTTAACTATAAGCTTTCCTTTCAAGCCATTAACGATCTTCTCTACTTCGGGTCTATGCTTATTGACTTCGTCGATACTGTAGCCGGTGAAGTAGCAGTCAAACCTCTTACCTACATAGTCTTCTCCTAGCTCTAGGGTATAGTAGACGACGTTGAAGCCTTGCTGGACTGCATGAGCACCAGCAGCAACCATCATCCAAGATTTACCGCCACCCGGGTTACCGAAGATGATAGCGAGGTCTCCGGGTCCCCACCCCCCTTGTATGGCTTGGTTGATGGTAGCCCAGGGGGTGGAGACAGTCGGTCGGTAGTCTTCTCGGTATCGGCTCTCGATATCCTTAAGGTACTCATGACCGATATTTTTATCCATACCTGCTTTTAAAGCAGCCTCAATCATTCCTCGGATAGAGTCGTAGTCACCTGCATTAAGCAGATCGGCGCTATCCATAAGTGCTTGCTTAAGCTTCTGATTTTTGCAGAAGGTATTAAACTCTTCCTGGACGTACTTTAGGTCTTCTTGGGAGGCTTGGTAAGAGTTTCGAAGCTCTTCCTTGATAGCAGTCTTAAGGACATCGTTTTCAACTTTCTGAAGTTCGATCCTTAGAACATCTAGCGAGATAGTAGTATGGTACTTATCGAAATACGATAAAGTATTCTTGATGATCCATTTATGGGAATCAGCATCAAAGTATTCTTCGATAATAGTATCCCTAACATTGAGTAGGAATGTTTTATCAGTAAGTAGTGAACCCAGTACTTTAATCTGAAAACCTTTACCGTATTGACTGAGTTTTTGTAGTGTCACTTTTTAACTGTTAAGATGTATCTGAAGGTTTCTAACCAACTTTCTGTGTTTTTCGTAATCCCATGTTGGATGTTGTCTTGCTGGAGCATTAACATAAATGCTGTTGCATTTAACTGCTGGCAGGGCGATCCTAGGACATCTAATATAATACTAATCTGGGTGTCTGACAACTGTGGCTCCATGAGATTCATCAGTCCGTAGTTTTGATCTACTACGTGCTTACGTTCTAGGATCTTTGCAAGGATTTTAGTCTTCTGCACACCCTCTTCACACACCTCGTAAACATAGTCTAGGTCGGTGTTAGGGATAGTGGCGAGGTTCGGGAAATGTTTGAGGACACCCTTTATTCCTAGCCCCTTAACACCTTGTAGGTTATCGGAATTATCTCCTAGCAATGATTTTACAATCAAGTAATTGCTTGGGAGAACACCCTGCTCCTCTAGCACCTCTGCAGGTCCGTAGTTTTTCTTCTTTATAGGGGAGTGGACCCGGACGTTATCATTGACAACCTGCATGAAGTCCTTATCCGAAGATACGATCGTGACCTTGCTCTGACTAAATTCCTTAGCTATAAAAGCAATCACGTCATCAGCCTCTACCTTGTTGATCGCAAGCAGGTCTACCGGTAGCATATGCAGGTATTCGACCAGTCGCTCGATCTGTGCGGACATAGAAGCGTACTCCTGATCCTTGTTGTCGTACATCTCCCAGTTGGTGATCCGACTAAGGTTCCGGTTGGCTTTATAGTCTGAGTTGACTAGCTTCCGGGCGGCTGTAGAGCCGGGTCCGTCAAAGACAATTATAATCCGGGTGGGATCAAAAGTCCTAACTAGAAATCCTAAGCTCTTAAGGAACCCAACAAGACCCCCGACATGGGAGCCTTGCGGATTCATAAGATTAATCATCGTGAAATTCCTTATAAAGGTATTCATCGCGTCGATAACTAGGATGTTATCATTAAGTCTTCTGGGTTCCGATACCTGGATCTTAGCCAGTATATCGTCGTACTTACCCATTACACTTCCATGTTAAGGCCGAACTCTATTCCGATGTCTCGGATGTCCTCTTCCATACTGCCTTCCTCTACCAGCACAAAATCGGTTGAACCGAGGGTCGTGAGCCAGTAGTCGGAATGTTCCTTTTTATAATTATCGATTGCTTTTTTTTCGTCTTCTAAGAAGCCGTGAGTAGTCATGACGATCGCACCTCGGGTAGTGATACCGTTGATGTGGTTCTTATCTACCTGGATCTTAGTACGCTTGGCAAATTCTACCTGCTTACCTCCTTTGATAGCCTTGATCTTGCTGGTGCCGGAGTTGGTGATGTTACCAAAAGTGATTACCAAAGTAGCATCATACCACATCGCCATACCGCCCTTGTTCTGAAGCTTGGGCTGTTCCATCGGCATGCCGGGTTTCATAGTCCAAACCTTGTTGATAGCAACTAGAGTGTTGGTGTAAGGTTGACCTTCCTTCCTAGATAGGAGGATTTTCTGGTTGACGTTATTACCGAACTGGGTGCTCATAGCGCCGGCATTCCACTCGTTGTTGTTCTTGTTAGAACGAACTGATAGCTCACATGGTACCGAACCGATTGAATCCCACAGGAACAAAAGGTTATGGGGTAGTTCTCCTTTCTTCTGCTCATCAATTAGATCGAGAATAAACGTTGATACGTCTTCGATAGTATTGATGTTGCCTCGGTCTACGTAAAGGAAGAAACCTTCGAAGTCAATGATCTCTCCGGTGTCCTTATCAACAACCTCTTGGAACTGCAGACCCATCTCCCGGGCATGCTCCCAGCTCCACTTCATCTCCGTGATAATGAATACTGGAAGTACTCCCATCTTCTGGGCTGCTACTGCAGCTTCTAGCAAAGCGGTAGTCTTTCCAGTATCACTATGACCTCGCAAAAGCGTGATGTGACCTTGAGGGATGCCAGGAATCGAAGTGATGTCCTGGAAAGCTTTAGATAGAGGAATCCATCTCTGCTCTTTGAACTTAACGCTAGCAGATGCTAGTCCCTTGTTCTTCTTAAACTTCCCGAGGTCGAAGTTATTCTTGATCGCTGCTTGAGCGACTTCAGAAATGCCTTTTTTAGCCATCCTTAGAAAGGTAGGTCGTCAGTATCCTTGAACAGATCGTCGAACTGACTTACTGCGTCTTTCTTCTCTGCGACTACACTCTCAAGAGTAAACGACTGCTTAGGTGCTTGGACGGCAGCAGGAGCTGATTGGATAGGAGCTGGTGCTGATTCTTCAGCAGTCTCTTCTCCGCCTGATAAGTAGCTTTCCAGCTGCTTTTTAATAAAGTTAAAATCGTACTTAGAGAATGAATCAACAGCTACGGGCTGATTTTTAATCCATGACTCTACTTTTGAGCTATCATCAGAAAGAGGAGTCTGCTTAGGACGAATACGTACTGATGTCGAAGGGTAAGGGTTACCTTGGGTAAGCTCTAGAGTCATATCCCATCCGTTGACAACATCGGTGTAGTCACCGATCTCCTCGTCTTCTGCAAGCTGTAAGAGAGTCTTATAAACCTCCTTACCGAAGCTCCATAGACGAACTCCTTTGTCTTCTTCACCTCGTACTACTACTGGTGCGAAAACTCGCATCTTAGGGGAGATCTTTCCTGACAGAGACCAGTTGTCTTTGTCGGAAGTCTTACGAAGTTCATTTACGAAGTTAACGATTGGATCTTGCTCTCCAAAATTGGTAAGAGCAATCATTGGGTATTTTCCAATACCGTAGTGGAAATACAGCTCCTTGAAAGGATAAGCTGGATTGTCGAAAGCCGGTACGATTCGGATCTGGTGCTTGCCGAAAGCCGGCTTCCAGAAGATCTTTTCGTAGTCTACTTTTTCGCGTTCTTGACGACCGCCACTCTGCATGGCGGACATCTTTTGTTTAATGAGGGATAAATCCATAATAATAATAACTGATTAATAACTGTTACATAACTAATTTAAGAAAAAAACCTTTACGATCCAACTTACAGCTCAACTATTTTGTGGAGTCTGGTATTGATTCGTTTTAGTTCATTACCGCGGGTCAGCAAGATGCAGTTGCGGTAGTCGTTCCAGTCTACTTTGTAGCTGGGGTCAAGGTACCCGTCATTCAGCTCTTTGATGAGCGTGTTAAGGGCGTTGATAGTGTAAAGGGTGTTAGATTCTTTTTTACGATGAACCAAAATCGTATTATCTAAAAAGTTAGCAACGTTGTTAAAGTCAACGTTATAAGTGCAAATAAACTCATCGTTGCTTTTTGCATGGAGTACAAAAATCTTGCTATATAGAATAGTATACCTCTTACTGATCGTAGAGATTAGTTCTTCAAGATGTTCTTCTGTGGTAAAGGTACAGAACAGTTTATTACTCATGTCGTCATTCCAGGTTAAGGTTTCACTGACGAAGTCATAACCGGATATAGGTGGGAATTTAACTTCCATTATAAATATAATTTACTAGTCTAAAACTAGATTATTGCCAAACTTAAACTTAACAGGATATTTTCCCCCCTGTTCTAGGATTTTCTTTAGATTCTCTAACGTCTCTTTACCGTCCTCAAGGAAGAAGTCAAACAAGATAGCATCATAAGTATATAACGTAACCTTTGTTTTTTTGGCTTGGAGGTACTTTAGCACCTCTTTTAATATAAGAACGTTCCGGCTAGTTTCCAAGCTCTGGATGACATAATTAAAAAGTTTCTGAGGATTCATATCCTTTAGGGTACTATAAAAGGGCTTCTTGGAGATAGGAGCATATACGACTCCGTTCTCAAGGAACTCCTTCCATAACTGGGTAGTGTAAATAGATACCCTATCAAAGAATTCGATATGACGCCATTTGTCCGGCACACCTCCGTACATGATCTGGAAGGTATTGGTCTTGGATTGACGGTATTCGTCTTCGGTTAATTCCTCTTTATTGAAGTACAGACGTCCTAGCTGGGTATGAACACTTTCAGGTGTAAACTCGTATCCTAGAATCTCTGCAATCAGACGGATGTGGTAGCCGTCAAAGTCAAACTCTACAAATCGTCCACTACGCGGGATAAAGCATTTTCGGTACTCGTCTTTTTTGGGGATCGCGGCGAAGTTAACACTATTAAAGGCAGAAGTAGGACGGCTAGTGGGATTATACAGATTGTAGCTAGTAAAGCAAATGTTATCTGAAATGCTAAATTTTGGATTCGCAGGAGTAAACTTTTCAATAAATTTGTCATAAATAATTCTAATTCCAGATTGTTCAGCTAAATAAAAAACTCCGGTAGTTAACCGGTTGTAGAACTCCCAGGCCGGTAGCTCCAGTATATAACTATACTCGGTAATGACTTCCTCTAGGGATCTGTAATTTCTCTCACATCTCTCAAATAATTTAGAGATAGGGATGATAGAGTTTAGGTCGGGCTTATCCCTGTAATGATTATAGTACCAGCTTATAACCTGAGGAGGGTTCGGTAGTTCCAAACTCTCGTACTCTGCCATAGAGTACATCAGGTTAATATCGTTGATATTACCGTGAGAGAAATGATATAAGAAGTTCTTCTTATTAAACGTATATAGGGTAGTAAAGCAGTTTAATAACTGCTGTATGCGTTCTTTAGGTACGTTAATTCCTTCGGAATGATTTACGGGAATAATGTATCCGGAGTCGTGTTGGTTAGGGCGTACGTAAACACAAACAGCAGTATTAAGTATAGGATGGTAGTAGTCGTTACCTGAAACGATCTCGACATAGCCACCTTGTCTACCAAGGGCTTGTAGGTAGTTAAACTGCTCTTGACTCTCGACGATATAAAACATAACCCATTTCCATAACCTTTCCTAATATACGAAAGAAGTTTCATTGCGCAAACTGTGCTAAGTCGGTTAATACTGCTGATATACCGGGTAGTGTCTTCTCAGCTTGCTCTAGCTGTTTTCTGTTTTTTGATTTAATTCCCGGTATAATATAAGCACCACTTGTTGTATCTTCAACAGATCCTTGAATAATCCACATCATTTCAAGAATATCGTAACCTGGATGAAAGTAAAGAGTGGATTTCTTTTTTAATGCTTGGTATGTAGATTTTGAAATCTCAATAATTTGACCAGTTACTTTCTCTTTTGCAAAATATCGCATGATTGCACTCTCCTGTGTAGAAGGCATCGGATAGTGAGGAGGTAAAGGTAAAGTTTTTCTTAAAGCAAATAAATTAGGATCGTTTACAAGTACATCATAGTCCGTTAGGTAGGGCTGGTCTCGTTCAAAATCTGTTCTAAAATCTCTACTCACATTTAAAAGCGTGTTTTCACCGTCTCCCGGTGCTTTACCGGTATAGGCTTGTCCGGTACTGCTTTTAAAATAAAAGCCTGTATAAACTAGTCCTGTAGTGGATAGCTCATATTCATCTCCGTAAGTGTACTGAGGTTCTGTTACTTTAAATTTAGGCAGGTACATACTAGTCTAATCCGTGAATTTTTCTTGCTTCTGCTACTAGAGTAGCTCTATCTTTTCCAGCATATTGTACGTGAGCAACATCCCAGCCCATCCCATATTCTTTCCAAGTTGGATCAGTTTGTGCGAAATCTCCTCCCCATTCTAGTCCTAGCTGCTTGGCGTATTTACCAACAGCTTTAAAGAACTCTGCAGGAATATCGTAGGATCCGTTTACCTGATTCCATGAATACCTCCTGTCTATAATATCAGCAGCTAAAGATGCTCTTCGTGGATTATCTGAAGTACCTACAACTACGTTATGAAACCCAAGAGTAACCTTGCTCTTACCTTCTCTATATTTCTGAGCCTGATCTGAAACGCTTCTATATCCGTTACCGATAGTAGGTTGCCATTCTGTGGCGGCAACTCCTGTGTTTAGTCCATCTCTCTCAAGTAGGGTCAAAAGTACTGTAATTTTGTCTCTAAATTTAGGATGCAGATCTTCTATAGCTCTAGTAGTGGTAAGATCTCTAGAAGGAGAGCTTATCTGCTTAACCTGTTTTCTAGCAGTGTCTAGTACATCTGCTACTCCTACTGTAAAGTACGTACCTGTTTTACCTTCAGAAATAAACATCTGAGATCTTAAAGAGGTAGTCCAGCTGGTCGGGTTAATAGTGTGTTCAACTCCGGTAAGTAGAAAAGCTACAGCAGCTTTATCTTTATTCACTTTATAAGGAGCTGGCAGTATATTAGGGTTTATATCGAAACTACTTCCGATTACCATTCCTGATGTTCCGTCTAAAGTGAATCCTAATTCAAACGGAATCACAAAAGAAGCCTGTCGACCGGTCTTTGCTGAAACTCTATTGATAAACTCCATGTATGTTTGTCGTACTATTTCAGGATCTTCTTCTACAACAATTCTGCCCAGGTTATAAACTTCGTCGTAATATCTCAGTACCTTATACGGGATTCCTCCTGCTAGTTCAATTTCTTCTACACCTTCAATCGGTACTACTTTTGAAGTGAAGTCAGCCTTAACTGGGATTATATTATCTATAAGTCCTTCGTTTAACTGTGAGAAGGCTGTTGCTTCCATTCCTAGAGATTCCGCACCGGCTTGAGCCGAGATTGCAATCATGGTTGTAATCTTAGGAGAGAGTTTACTTTCTAAAGATACATTTCGGATTATGGACTTATTTCCTAGTAATTCGATCTTAGGACGGGTAGGATCAATACGAATATAGTTACGGTCTACAATCCTGTATACTGCTCTAGCTTCATCATAATCAATATCGAAAGCATTCATCTGCCCTAAAGCTGATTGAACATCTTTCATAATACTCATTACTAGTTCGTAAATAGAAACTTCATTATTAGTACTGTTGCTAAAGTTACTATCGTATACCTGTAGGATATGATCTAGGTTAAGCCAGATACTTCTGATTAACGGTGTGTCTAGGTCAGGGTCCTTAGCTTTAAAATCTTCTGCTATTCCCAAAAGCAGTTGCATAGTACTCCGAGGAATAAAACATACTTTAGGGTCAACAGAAAAATGTAAGTCAAAAGAACGGTACCTGCGGTAGCCTGATTCGTCTATATCAAAAGTAACGATATTATCAGCTCCGCTTTTAAGAGCTAGCTTATTTAGGATAGTCAAGAAAGTATCTAGTTTTATGTAGACAGGATCTCTATCGGTAGGTTGCTTAAAATGAGAAGGGTCTGTGATGTTAGTAGAAACGAGTATGTATTTACCGTAGGAAGGAGCTTGATCTACTAAAGTATTGAGAACATCTAATTTAAATTCTCGCTGGGGAATGCTTTTATCGGTGGAGGATAATGTAGTTATTTCATCCTGTAGAAGTCCGTCTAGATCAGGAGCAGATAGTTGAATACCTGTTGCTATATTCTCTCCTTCTTCTGCTAATGTATCAGCATAATCTTTAACCTTCTTACCTGCTTTAAAAGCTATTTTTTGCTTTTCTTTTTTAGGTAAAGAGAGGTACTCTGCTCTATCGGAAATTGTTTGAGCGTTTCCTCCACCCGCATTAGTAAAAACTACAGCTGCACTTACTGCCCAGGATTTTAGCGTTGTAAGAGCGTAATGCAGTACTGTCTTTTCTGAGTAGTAGTTATCTAATAGACTTCCTATCGGGCCGCCGGTAAAAGAATTGTTTCTACTATTCTTGGCATCTTCCTGTGCCTGTTCTCTGTTTGCGGTAGAAGGGAAGGTAAACGTTGACTTTAATGATTCGATAATCTCTCCAAATGTAATAATGGAAGTTGTACATTCGTAACTTCCATCAGGATTTAAACTCCAAGAGAAGTTTTTAACAAATCCAAAAATAGCATCGTACTGGTAGTTGTAATCTTTTTTTCTAGTTTCGATCGCATTAAGTAAGGAGTTTTTAGTCCACTTCTTAGAATTATCGTATAGGTTTAACGGAACCATGTCCGTCTTCACTTTTCCATCTGAATCTACGTAGGTACTTGTACCGAACTCCAGAAGGACTGTATACCCCGGTCTCATATAGAGCACGTCCATTATCTCAAGCTGCTCTACTGACCAGCATTTAAACTGTACGCTAGCTGTTCTCAGGGTACCGAATCTCTGGTGAGCTTTTATACTGACCTGAGTAATACCGGGTTTTGGACGGATACCGAACTGTGGGGTGTTTTGATATCCTGCTGCTAGATCGGTAGGATCATTATTGGGATTATACCCTTCTAATACATTTGTTCTTGCAAGTTCGGTACCTGTCTTACCGAAAATTTGAGCTTTTGAAGAATTAGGAGTAACAGATACTGAGGAGCTTAGACGTACCCAGGGTACTCTAGAACTAACATACTTAATTCTAGATTGAGGATCTAAAACAGTTCCATTGAATTCTGAAGACTGAGCTAGTACTGCTTGTCTTAGTTCAATACTGTCAGAGACACCTTTATCAAATGCATCACCAATTCTTAAAACTCCCATTATCTTTCTCTATTTTCTTTTCTAAAAAGCTCTTCTGCTAGACCTGCCTGTGAAGGTATTCTCAGCTGTAGGCCTGGTTCGATAAATAAAGTGTCTTTTCTAACTTGCGGGTTTGCACTAGCGATAATCCACCAAAGATCTGAATCTCCGTAGAATTGCTTGGCTAGTATATCAAAGCGATCTCCTACCGTAGTAATTACGTAGTAGTCTTGAGTAGATGCTGCCGGTGCTACATAAACAGTAGTCTGTTTGTATTCAGTTCCGTCGTCGGTCTTGGTAACAGGTATGGAATTGTATCTACTCATGTCTTATAAAAAACAGATAATGCAGTACTAAGCTGATTTCTAAATTGCTGTGCTGCTGTGTCGTGTCCTAAAAACTGTCTACCTACTAATGGACTCCAAACTTGAGGAATATCTTTGTGAAGTACTTTCATACTAACTGAGAGTTTGTGCAGCTGCGGTAGTAGTAAGAGGTCGCTTCCTACACTCCACGGTACATCGTTCTCTATAGTCTGATTAACTCCTGTCAATACTACATAAGTCGTATCATCCCCAATCAAATCTCCTATTCTAAGTTTGCAGAATGTAGCAACCGGTAGGTTATTTTTATATTTAGGAAGTACTGCTGATTTCAACGCATTTACTTTATTTAGTACAGGAGTTTGTTCTTGAGAGCTGAATATCGGTATTTGGAAGCTTAAGTTTATTCCTCTAGAGAAGCCTGAGTAGCTGTATAGTTCTTCTGCTCTACCAATATAGCGAATATTATCCCAGTTACCGGACATATCGTCTGATAAACTTTCAATAAATCCCCTAAATACTAGGGTAGCTGTAATATCTGTTCCGTTGTAAAGGGTAAACTTAATAGGAACTGAATCGCTTAAGGTTTCGTTATCGATATCCTGTAAGCCTACTTTATCGGATTTGTTAGCTTCTGCAAAACCGTATCTAGTATCTAAAGAACCTGAACCTTTGAAACTATTAATTGTTATTGTTGATTTAGATTGGACATCTAAAATAGCTTCTGTAGGTCTTGTATATTCAAATCCGGGTGTATAGTCGATATACTCTCCTAGGTCGGATGTAAAGCTAGCTCTTTGGTAGGCACTTACTCTATCTACAGCACGGCTAGGTCTATTATAGGGCCTGCCTGAGGGTGTTCCGATAGCACCGCCTTGCAATGCTCTTGAACTTGCATTAGTTACCCCGGTATAGTAAGCTGAATCACTAATTGGTAGGAAGTGTGTACCTGTTCCGTTTACAGGAACCTGTGCTATGATGTTAGCTAGGATGTTTGCTGCTTGAGGAATAGCTCCTAGACCTTTTGTACTTGCTAGCAGTAGGGCTTGCTTGCCTGTAAATACAGCACCTTTATCTGCTAAAAGTCTTAGCATTCTAGTAGTGTCGTCAACCCTGCCTTGAATATACCCTGATGCTGGGTTACCTGGATTGTTAATATCTTTCTGTACGTACGGACCGTTTCCGTTGTACGAAAGAGACTTGAGGTTGGTTTGTAAATTAATTAACGGCATAATTATCCAAGTTGTGCGCTACCCATTGTGTATGAATAAGAACCTAGCATGTTGTTTACCTGACCTACTTTATTGGTATCCATGTAAACATTACCACCTTTTGATACTGCAGCAATTAGTGCGTCTAATCTACTCTCTACTCCTTTGCTTGTAGTATTCAAGGATTTATCTAACGGCACAACAGCTTCAGGACCTGCTTCACCTACAAGCGCTGTGGTTGGCTTGGTTACAATACCGCCTTTCGCTAGAGCTACTTTAGGCCCTGCTTGTTCAGCACTTTGAGCAGCTCCTTCTTGAGCTTGATTTAAAGCAGCCATACCTGTTGCAATGCCTGCTGCAATAGAGACAAGTCCTATTCCAAGGGTTGTAGCAGAAGCTAGGGTAATTGCTGAACCTGCTGCGATTGCTGTCTGAATTGCTACAACTGATGTTTGAATAGCTAAAAATCCTGCCCTGGTTGCAGAGAGTGCTAATGCTGTGGCAATTGCTCCGGCTGCTCCTGCAATAAGCGGGAAACCTTTCATCATGAAGTCTACAGCTCCGACTAGTGGGCCGACAATTCTAGAAATAGGTTCTGCTAGATCAGCAAACAGTGATTTGAGTTTTTCAACAGCTGCATTAAATTTAGCTTGCTCGTCAACTCTTTTTAGAGCAGCTAAAGCTTCTTCTTCGTTACCTATTGAGGCTAGAAGCTGGTTTGCTTTTTCTACCTCTCCTCTTTTTCTTAAAGCTTCTGCTTCACGCTCAATTTCCTGTCTAGTCTGAGTTCCTAGCTTAGCTAGGTTTTCTCTCTGTATTAAGGAGTTAGCAAGTTCGTCTGCTGATAGTCCTACAGCGTCCGCAAAGGCATCTTGCTGAAGTACGTTCATTCTTCCAAACTCAGCTGCAGAGCCTACTTGGCGGGCAATTTCGGCTGTTGCTTCAACTGTCTTACCCTGTAGTGCTAGTGCTCTAGCTCTTTCAAGATTAAGGTCTTTACCGGTTAGTAATTCTGCTTCTAACTCATTTCCAATAGATTGCTCGAAATCTAGCAGACCTTTAGCAGCTTTTTTAGTCTGCTCAACTGTTAAGCCTAGCTGCTTGGCCTGTACTACTGCTTTAGCAATAAGTCCGGGGTTATTTTGGTAGATAAGTCTTAACTGACCTTCTACTTTAGCAACATCGGAGATAACTTTTCTATTATCAAGCTGTATACCTGTTTGTTTTGCAAGAGAGGCTGTTTGTCCTACAATCGCTGCAAGATTCTCTTCTGCAGTCTTACCGTTAGCAAGTCCAAACTCCTGAATAGCTTGTGCTGATTCAGCTTGCAGACCTACTTGCTTGGTCAGCATAATCTGATCTTCCAACTGACCTCTAGTAAATCTTGCGGAAGCTCCTAAAGAATCCTGTAATTGTGTCTGTGCTTCAAATAAGCTATTAGTGTTTACTAGTACATTTCCTGAGGTTATGCTTATGCTTTCGAAATTATCTCTGACGAGTCTTGATTGCTCTTCCGAAAGTCCCATTGACTTCCCGATTTCAGTAACTTGCTTACTTACCTGGAATCCTAGCTGTACAAGCATCTGAAAAGCTTTTACCAGTCCTGTGATCACAGCAACAGGTCCTAGCATTTCCTTAAAGCTCGAAGCAAGAGCTTTTCCTCCGGCAGCAAATCCTTCGGCGGACGACTTGCCTGCTGCTACTGTCCTTCTTGCAGCTTCTTCGGCTTGCTTGAAAGGTCCCGCAAAAGCTCTAAGTCCTGGGATAGTACCGATGAACGTGCTAAGAGTTCCGAAGAACTGGGTTGATTTATCCAGTCGAGCAGCTTCATCAGCTAGTTCCTGGTAGAGTTTTTCGAGCTCTCTAGTCTCATTTCTAGCGTTAGAAAGATTCTCAGCAAGTTTTAGTGTATTTTCCCTAGTTTGCCCAGTCTGTCTTACAGCAGTAGCAGTTAATCTATTAATCTCTGCTGTAAGTTCTCTTTCTTTATTTTGAATCTTTGACTTCTCTTGTAGAATTTTTTGAGTGCCTTCGCTACTTCGTCTAGCCTGTTCCTGTAGCTCGGCTACTTTACTGGCAGAAGCTATAAGTCCTCTATAGGTGGAACCAATATTTGTAGTACTTTCTCCAGCTGTTCGCAAAGCACGATTCAAACTAGCAGTAGAACTAACAATATCTCCGAAGATTGATTTAATCTCCGAAGCTCTGTCGATAAACTGCTGATCTATGTTTGGAGTTTCGTCTGCCATATATTATAAATAGAAAGTCCCTAGTTTTTAGGGACCTTTGTAGAGTAAGTAGCAGGTTTTATGTTCGGCTTAGCAACTGTAGGGGCTGCTTTCTCAATTCCCTTAGCTTTACTGTAAGCTTCTTCTTCTGCTTCTTTCTTCTCTTCGTAGTATTTTCTCAAACTTTCAAAGGTAAACTTTCTAAGCCAGATCGGCATTCCGTAAACGGTCTCCCAAGTATACCCTCCATTGCCATGAAATACAATCTCATGGATTTGATTAAATACCGAGGTTCTATAGTGCGGCGTCAGGCCAAAAAAAGTTAACTCCGATTGGCAGGGCAGCCTCCTTCTCTGCACCTGTACCGTCGGTATAAGTAAACTTAAGGTTGATATCCGGACTTATTCTGGTGTACTCTTCTCTGAGTGCTCTTGCATCTCTAGCAAGTAATCCCTGCTCTACAAAGTCTCTAACATCTTTCTTATCTGAGGATCCGTTAACGGATGTGATAAGGTACTTAAGACGGGAAGTAACTTCTGAGATATTATCTTTGTTAATCTTTTGTAGACCTTTAATTTCCTGGTCAATCTTCTTTTCGTCACCGTGAGTAAGTACTTTGAAGGTAACTACGTTGCTGGTATGAGGTAGTGTAAAAGTAAATTCGTTTTGTCCTCTTGTGTAAAGACTTTCATCAAGTTCTTTATTCTCCATTGTAGATAAATCTACATTTTGAGGATATCCGTCGTAATTAAATTCATAGTCCTTACCGTATGAAAGGATACGAGCAGCTACCATGATAGCATTTTTATCACCGATAAGCAAATCGTCATAATTAAACTCCGTTATAATCATCGACTGTAGGAGCTTATCAATAACCGTACCGTTCTTAATGTAGTTTTGGTTGGTTAGGATGTCTTCCTCTTTTGCGGTCATGTATTTCATTTCAATACTGCCGGCGGCTAGAGGATGACCTTCGGGATATAGCAAACCTTTTGAAGGAAGTTCTACTGTTTCAGTAGGTAACTTAAATTTTGACTCCATATAACTTTATTAATTTATATATAAATATATGAAAATAAAAAACCCGGCCATAAAGACCGGGCTTGCGCTGTTTGACAGGGCGGGGTTTAGAAGTTCAATACGCAGTAGTCCATTGCAAGCTGCAGCTCAACGTTGATGGCATCTTCTGTAGACCAGTTATACTGACCGAAGTTAGAAGAGACTACAAATGCACCTTTAATGATCCATTCACCAACGATATCACCTACAGGTCCTAGTACGTTTAGGGTTACGTCTTTCTTGTAGAAGTCTGAGTATCCAGCACGGCCAGTTACTGATTCGTATCCTAGACGAGCCCACTCCATAACTGCCTGAGCACCTGAGGGAGTGATTGGATCGTAAAGGTTTAGAGTCATGTTCTGCCACTCTCTTTTACCACGGATTTTTCTGTAAGTGTTGATGTGGTCAAGCTTGATAACACCATCAGTGAATGAAGGTGAAGTTGCACTCTTAACCAAGTATGATGGAATTCCATCGATGTACATGATAAACCTGTTAGCTACCTTCGGCTCGAAGGCGGTGAACATGATTTCGTTTGGATCTAGTACTGGCATTTTGCTGTCTGATTATTTAATTATAAATAGCTTATACGTTAAATGTTGCTCCTGTAGGTTGAACTACGAAGTCAAGTACGATGAATTCCGCAGTCTTGGTAGGTTGGATGAAGATCTGACCTACTAACTGGTTTCTATCGATAACGTCAGCAGTGTTGTTGGTGTCGTCCATTACAACTCTGTAAGCGTACAAGCCTTGGCGCTGTACTACTGTGTCTAAGTAAGGATTTACTAGAGCAAGGAATCTGTTACGAGTTGTGATTGTGTTCTGTTCGAATACTAGGTTGTTAGCCTGATCACCAATGAAGTTCTTAAGGTTGATAAGTAATCTTCTTACGTTTACTCTGTCTAGAGCTGAAGACTTAGTCTGTAAAGTCTTCTGACCGTAAGCAACTACTCCTGTTCCTGGGAATGTAGCAAGTGGGTTAACTTTGGCTAAGTAAAGAGTGTCTCTGTCTGATTGAGAAAGCTTTCTTGCTGCCATAGTCACGCCTGGGATACCACCTCTTAGTAGGCCTGCTGGTGCGAACCATTCAGCACCTACTTTGTCGTTGAAGGCAAATACACCGCCTAATACTGTAGAGGCTGGAGACCAGATGTCTCTTCCTAGTTCCTGACTTCTAACTTTAACCCAAGGCCAGTAAGTGGCTGCGAATGAGCTGTTAAGTGCAGAAGCTTGAGTAGTTGCACCTGTTAATGTACCTGCGTAAGGAACGGTGTCAAGAATATAGATTAAATCTCCTCTTTCTTCTGCAAGGTCTACAAAAGCCCCTACTCGTGAAGAGTGTACGCTATCGTAGATACCTGGGGTTAGAAGTACGTTGAATTTGTACTCGTCTCTGTTCCCTAGAGTTAGTTTAGCAAGAGCGTAAGCACTGCTATTAGAAGGATCAATACCTTGTGATTCTGTTGCAGATGGAGCTGATGATCCGAATGCTGCAGCTACGTTGTTGAATAGGGTACCAGTTGCTCCTGTGAATGAACCGTGAGCTGAACCAGAAGCTCCTGCTAGTCCTGCAGCGAAGTATGGAGTGTAGGCTGATTTAGCAGTACCGTTGTTATCAAAGTAATCTGGGGTCTTAACTGCTACAGAGTCTACGTAAACGTACTTAGAAGCGTTTTGGTATTCTCCGTTGATTGATACAGCTCCGTCTACACCTACTGTTTTGTACATATCACCGATCTGCTTAGAAACGTAGTTTGGTGATTTAGGGTCAAGAGATAGGTTAGAGTAAGACTCGAGAATGATTTTATTTCTTTCGTTATCGTCACCTCTTCTAACTACAAGCGAGAAAGTACCGAGAGAAGAATTGGCAGAAGTAATCTCCCATCTTACATTATCTACTGAACCTGTACCAAGTGCGTTGTTGCTGCCTACGCTACCGCTGTTGTTCATGATCGTACCCTCGCCGATAGTAGCAAGAGTGAAGAGCGTTGTACTAGCACTTGCTACAGTAGCAGTAGCAGGAGAGAACGACTGGTCAGATACTCTGGTTACTAGAAGGCTTGTACCGCCCTGCTCGAAATACTTCTCGGCAGTTAATGCAGTGAAGTGTGAGTAGTAGTCGCTACCTGATTTGAATGAGCCACCGAATACGTTTAAGTACTCGCCATATGAACGAACTACAGTCGGGATGCTAACAGGACCTCTTGCGGTAGGTCCTACAAGCGCTGTAGAAATTTCAGCAGCAGCTGGGGTTACGAAAGACAGGTCATTCTCTCTTGAAAAAACGCCTGGTGATAAAATTCTTTCTGCCATTTTGATGAAAGGTTAATTGATCTTAATATAAATATGTGTCTTTAGTACAAACCATTAGTTTCTCAAATAGCCATCGACGTAGGTCAAGCTTCCGGTTACTACCATTAGAGGACGTGAATACCTAGCCTGACTTCCTGTAGTTTCTACTACAGCGTTGTTGAATGTATAGGTCCTTAGTTGAGGGGTTGCTGTTTCTGCAGGTTTATCGCGTAATGCTATATCTCCCCAGGTCTGGTTAGGAAGGTAGCTACCGCTTGTAAACGTAATAGAAGCAATAGAGCCTGAGAAATAACTATTTTTAGCTGGAGATCCTCCAATATAGAAGTGTGTATTATTGGTAGTATTAAAATTTGGGTTTATCTCAATTGGGAAGCTTGTCTTGTTTCCTACTCCTCCAAAAGTCATTATATTCCCTTTCAATATAACAAAAGTAGAAGCGACGTATATTGGGTTCATTCTATTTGCATAATAGGTATACTGATTGGTTGTATGTTCAGCATATCCAGCTGCCTTAGCCCAGCCTAGATCTGTGCTTGTATACCAGGTATAAGGTACTGTTTGTCCATTTAAGGTAGTTACGTCGTGAGTCATCTCTAAATAGAGAGTAGGACCTATTGTATAAAGTTCTAAAGATTGACTCATTGCACTTCCACTGTAGGTATGAAAGATTGTACGGCGGGTGTTGTCTGAGAAAAGTACCGGTTTGAATACTAGTGCAATTTCAATCTGGTTGTTAGCAGCTCTTCCAGTACCTGCCTCATTACCTCCTACTAGGGAAGCTGATAGGGCAGTTGCTCCGTCGAAGAATGCTGCCTTCTTAAAAATTGAAGGTGTTGTTCCGGAACCCTGTGAGGTGTCTGATCCTTGTGATGAACCGCCTGTAGTTGGGCCGGCCGGAGGTGGTGCTAGCGTAGAGACAGCAGGTCTGCTGATAGGCTGTGCAGCCTGTCCGCTAGTAATGGTACGGGCTGCTCTCGATGTTAGATTAGAGAACTGTAGTCTGTACTGCTGTGCCTGTACAGAGCTAGGTTGTAATCCAGATTTTTTGTCTCCTAAAGCCATGTGGGGAAAGTTTTATATAAATAGAAAAAGAGGGCCGAAACCCTCTGGTGTGTGCATGGCATGCAAGTCGTTAAAAATACGTGTTATTTTGTAGTACTGTAAGGGAAGAGATTATTTAATTGCTCTTGTCTTTTCTTGCATCCGCAGTCCGGAATACCGACTGCATGAGTTACTGTTTCTACAGCCTTTGCAATTCCTGTTACCTGTGTTACTTTTGCGATTGAATCGCCGAGTCCTTTTGATTCCATAACTTAAAAAATATTAAATTGGTGCTCCTTCAGTTCTAGGGGCAGTCCACTCTTCGGTAGCTAGGATTGCTAGAATCTCAGAATGATTATATTCCGTTACTACGTCGTAGTCCAGAAAGTCCGGACGGCCGTAAGTTCCGGCCAGAGTCACAGAGGTCCTCTCCTCACCGGTTTCAATGTCGGTAAAGGTGTGGGTGATGTCCTGGGGTATGATATTGATTTCATACTTGATGAAGGTCTTAGAACCGTCTACCGAATGCCGGAGGCTTTCAGGGGAAGATTCCATTACTTGACTGAAGTCGATGTTGGTTACTTCGGTGACCGGGATGATCACCCAGCGCCTGTTTTCAAACATACTCATGGTTTTTTAGTTTAATTATAAATATCAATATCTTATATCTTATACCGGGCTCTATAAGTGCTAAAATTCTGTAGAATCTCTGAGGTTGTCAGAGCTCTATTGTACGTTTTAACTACTGGTATTTTTCCGTTAAAGAAGTAATTGTCCGGATCCCCTCCTACTCTGAGGGCTGAGCTTATAGTGACTCTGGAAGCGTGAGTGGTTCCGCTTAACGGGTATGTAATTTCTTTGTCTCCGTCCACCCAAATATCGTAGCTGCTTCCATTCCAGTTAAACAGTACGTGGTGGTACCCTACTGGACGGGCAGTTTGTGTAGAGGTCGCACCTCCTCCGTTCCAGATATGTATTGCTTCATTACTAAATCCACCTGTCCATGCTCCTAGGTGGACTCCGTTACTAGTTCCGTTCCATGAAATAGGAGTCTGGTAGGTTGAAGGTCCTCCAATAGCGGTGTCGTTCCCGGGAATAGCGTTGTTGTTGTACAGCACCATCTCCAGGCAATACATCTCCCCGCTACAGGCTGCTGTAATCGAATCGTTTGTGCCGTCAAACTCCATATTACCGGGTGAAACAAATGAAGCATTCGAAACGTCGAAAGTAAAACTGTTCTTTACATCCAATAAACTTCTAGTTGCTGTTCTTTCACCGTTTACAAAGGCTGTACTGTATGCCCTGTATTCAACTCTTGGGTTTTTCATGTAAAGGGTACCGCTTGATGCCATGCGGGGTCCGCAGCCTCCCGGGTAGACTAGCATTCTAAGGGTGCCGGCTCCGCCTGTTGGACCGGAAGTAAAAGTGAGGGTGCGCCAAACACCTACCTCCGAGTTTACATTAGTAGATCCTCCTAAGGCGTTTTCAAAAACAAGTAGAGTTGAGTTTTCCGGAAAGCCTGTAGCATCAGGAGTTACGTAGTAATCCATCGTGAAGGTTGCATAGGTTCCACCGGGTATTGCTAGGTCATTGCCGTGGTAGTGACATCCATTCGATCCTAGAGTGTACTTGTAGACTACGTCCCCGGGCTGTGTGAGGTAGTCCCCTATCATCTGCCCCCAACCCAGTCTCACAAACGTACCGTTTCCGTTTACTTCAAATCCAACGTTGTTGTCTGAGGCTGGGCCTGGTCCGGCTGTACCCGGGAGTGCGAACTTGTTGATGGTTGGTTGACCTCTAAAGCTGTTGATAGTATCTGCGGTATCATACCCGAGTATGAGTCCGTCGGTGACTGTTTTGCTGAAGCCTGCTGCTATTGCCATAACTATAAATATTTAGAGACCGTAACGTCCTTTGATTGCGTTGAAGTTTTGCTGGATTTCTGAGGCTGGTAGTGCTCTGTTATAAACTTTAGCTACTGGTACTTTACCGTTAAAGTAGTAGTAATTGTATTGGTAGTCCCATCTTCCTAATACTATTGGTCTGTTTGTAAATTTTACAGTTTTAGTTAAAACAAAAGTAGAATCTAAGGCACCATTAACATATAGTTTAACTGTATTTGAAGGCTGGTCGAAGGTCATTACAAGATGAAAAGGAGTCCCTATAGTAGCGGCATATGTTGTATATTTGGAATCATATTCTCTAGTATTGTCTGTGTATCCTATAGATATTCCTATTCTATTACTACTTATATGGTTAAGTCCAAAATTACTTGTATTAGCATAATCGTGATTTGAGATTATACCTGCTGGGGATTGTGGTCCTCCGGAGATTGTTGTTATAACTTCAAATGTCTGAGATCCGTTTAGTGTTATATTTTCAGAAGTCAGTATGTGGTCATCCGTACCATCAAAAGTTATTTGAGCATTTGCATCAAATGATACATTTGTTAGATCGATGGTTGATCTGCCGGTTAAGTCTTTGAGGCCTTGGGTGACGGAACGGGTTCCGGCGGTGAACTGGGTTGGATGTGTTTTTTCTTCAATCTGTGGGGCGGCGATATCGATCGTACCTAGTTGATTGTACCGGTATACTGTAACCTGAGAGATTGTACCGGTCATATCACTCCTACTATAAGAGTACTTATTCCAGTCTTGAGTAAGAGGTCCGTCACCAAAATACCACCACCCACCGTCAGGACCGGTTCCTGTGTATACATACATTAGGTAGGTACTAGAGGTAGCAGATCTAGATCGCATCCACACTGAGTAGGTAAAGGTTTTACCTGTAGCTGCAGTATTTGTAGTATTTCTAGGGTTTACAAAATAGCCACTGCTATATTGAGCAAACCCGATAACGTTAGTTTGAGGGGGGATATCAGACGTGATAACATTAGCATTACCGTCTGGTGAAATTACAAGATTAACCGTCGGCTCTCCTAAATACGAACGCTTGATATTCGCTAGATCATAAGCAAACACCAGTCCGGTATTATCTACGTACGGGGATATTCTACTTGCCATTACTTACCGAATCTAGATTTAGTCATGTTGTAGTTCTGTAGAATTTCTGAGGCTGTGAGTACTCGGTTGTATAGTTTAATACTAGCTCGTCTTCCGTAATGTTTCCATCCGTACAGGCTTCCGAATACTATTCCTCCTCCATCATACACAGCGGTTCCGGCAGTGTTAGGAGTACTTGCAGCACCCATGTAAATTCCGTCCATATAAAGTCCTACCTGACTAGCTCCTCTGTTCCAGATCATTGTACGAGCTCTCCAGGTGTTAGTCTGGTTAATAACTCCTGTTGAAATGTACACATCGTCTTCGTAGGATCCTCCTGAGTTACTGCTCATACCAAATCTTACAGAATTTAAACCATTGCCATGGTTCCAATCAAATCCAGTAGCGCCTCCTCCGTAAGCTATATCACTGGCTACACTACCTCCGTCTGCTTCCGGATAATCTACAGAATTAGTCCAGATAATTTCTTCAATAGTCCATCCGCCCGTGGTTGTAGTAAGTGCAGAATTTAAGCTAGTACTATGTGGAATACTAATTGTAAAAAAGTTAGATACGTTTCCAGAATTTCTTAAGTATCTTTGACTGGTAACAAATTCTCCATTGCTTATAGTTCCGTTATTACCGTTCCCGCTCACATCATACCAGGTAGCTCCAGATCCCGGATAAGATCTCACATTACCGGCATCCAGGGATAGTACCAGTCCTTCTCTTATAATATTCGGTCCTCTTCTAATTCCCATCTTATCCTATGTTAAAACGTGATTTAATCGCGTTATAGTTTCTTGCCACTTCGTCGGCTGTTAATGCTCGGTTGAAAATCTTTACAGACGGTACCTGGCAGGGTAGGTAAGAGTATACCGATTCGCCACCGCCGTCTACCTGAGCTTTGCTGATTCCGATATTGCCAGCGGATGGGGTCAGGCTAGGATTATACTCCTGAGTGGCGGTAGTAGCTGATCCATTCAAAGTACCGTTTGCATAAAGTTTTATAGTTCCTCCAGAGTAATCATTTACCAGTACTAAATGATGGTAGCGACCTGGTGTTAGATTAAACCCTGCAGTATTTCTATAAGCATCTGCTCCCCTGATATAGCCGTAGATTGTACATGCTGTACCGGAACTATTTCCGTACCAGTATAGAGCGGTTCCGCTGTAGTATGTAGCTCCTACTAAAACCCCAGCTCTAGTAGTGTTGTTGTAAAAGTTAGGAGGTGCAGCTGTAGGATATGCGTCAATCTTTACCGTACATTCAATAGTGAAGTTTGAAAGAGCCGGTAGGGTAGTCAAGGGGATTCCGGTATCAAGAGTATCGTCAGTTCCATCAAAAGTCATTTGAGCATTTGAGTCAAATGATACAGTAGATAGGTCGATTGTCTTATTTCCTGTCAAGTCTTTTAATCCCTGGGTTGCTGATCGGGTTCCGGCTACAAAGGGGGTAACGTGTGATTTGTATTCAACCTGCGGATTATATAAAGTTACAGCTCCTCCGGAATCAAAATTAATATCCAGAAAATAGTAAGGTCCGTCGTACGTACCCCGGGTACCGTATCCACCTAGCCTCCCTGATACGTTAGTTGAATAGTTTAAACCTGTTATGCCGGTATCACACCAGTCTATGCCTATACCACCTACTAAATTTTCGTAGTATACACTGCATGCATATGTTGCTCCGTTTATTAAATCCCCCTGGTTGGTATAAACTCTGACAGTACTAACTCCTGTTCCGTTATTTACAAACCTGTACTTTCCGTTGCCTAGATCAGTTCTAGTACATCTACCGTATATGTCAGTAGCTCCGTCTATAAGGTTATAAGCGCCGGCACTGTATAGCAAATTAACCGTCGGCTCTCCCAGATACGAACGTACAGTATTACCGGTATCGTAATGAAATACCAGACCGTCGGCAGATGTTTTAGGAGAGAAGAACATAGTTTGCTATTATAATTAGGACACCACCCATAAGCTCCACTGAGTAGTAGAAGCATAGACAGAAGATTCAGACCATCCTGCATATCCAACAACTGCTGTTTTTAACGGGTTACCTCCGTTAACTCCTATACCGAAAGCTGAGCCGGCTGTACCGTAGCTTAAAGCTCCTGTATTCCCTGTGCTTTCATCCAGAATACTTCCTGCTCTGATTCTACCGCCTGAGTTTCCAGCACCGCCTCCGTAGTGACCTTCGTGTTTAAGATCCATTCCGTACATATAGATTTCTGTTCCCATAGTAGCAGTAATACCTGCGTCAGCGCCTTGGACTGTCCTGTAGTCCTGATTCATTCCGTAGTGAGGAGTGCTTCTGTTTCCGGAATCATTCCAGCTTCGTTGCTGGGCTACTAGCATACTAGAAGCAGCAGTTGCTAACCTAAACGTTACTGGGTAGTTTGTAGCTCCTAGTTTAAAGTAAAATTCCGATAGAGGAACTGTATGGTAGCTTGCATATTTACTTGCTACGTTACTATTTAAATCAAAGTCTGATGTGTTTTGAGTGCTGCTATTCTCCCATAGGGCATTATCTGGAAGAAATCCGTTTCCTCCTCCTCCTTTCATAACACAGATCATACCTTTACCGGCATGAAACATTACTGGTGCCTGGAAGGTCGATCCTCCTATTGTAAACCAGTAGATACCGTCCTGGGCGTCTGGGTTTGCTGTTTTAATATCCGAAGCTGAAGAGGCAGGGTAGTTTTGAGTTCCTATGGTGATATTGTGAGGATATCTCTTAGCATAGTTCTTATAATTTTCTGCAATTTCTGCTGCTGTTAGTTCCCGGTTATACGTGTTGAGTACCGGTACAGTTCCCTTATGGTAATAGTTTGTAGAAGATCCATTATTAGTGTATGCTCCTATAACCATAGAAGTGTAAGTAGGTATAGCTGAAGTCTGACCTGAGTTTGTAGACCATAGTACTCCATCTCTATATATATTCATAATACCGGTACTTACATTTTTTGTAAATACCCAGTGGTGCCAACCTAGTACTTCGTTACCTGCATACTTATAGTTACGGTTAAAAGGATGTCCACAGTCCCAGTAGATGTTACCATCTGACCAGGGTAGGTGAATATTAAAGCTCTGATCTGAACCGTTATGAGACCCTGCTATAACAGAAGAGCTTCTAATTTCATCTCCGTAATTTACAATCTCTACTGTTACCTGGCTTCCTGCCGGTACTACTTTTGAAGCATGTGAGGTCAACTGTATGTAATCATTTGTACCATCGAAGACAAAGCTTCCTCCTCTACTTGGACTCCACTGTATTCCGTTTACAAGCTCTCCAAGGGCGTAGGGGCCGGCTGGGTTTCGAGTGGCGCCTGCTGGTCCTTTTAGAAGCTCTCTAATTTTAGGTTCAGTACCGTCTACTAGATCTACTCTAGGATCATAAAACTGTAGACGGGTTGTACTATCCCCGCAGTAGTAGTGGTAAGTTCTATGATTAAGAGAAGTCGTAGAAGGACCTGATTTACAGTCGTTGCCGATGTTACATCCGTTTATACCGCCTACTTTTTGACCTCCGTTCTCAACAGTCCAAAACCCTGTATCCGGGTGGCCGGCTGAGCTATTATAAGTATACGGGAAACAATGTCCTACAACTAAGTACCACTGATTTTGAGTTAAACCTCCAGCTCCGCCACAATGCCAGTATGGGTTACATTCCTCTCCTCCGTCTGATAATCTTAATACGCATTGTCCGCCGCCGTTTGTACCCAGGTAAAATGTTCCGCCGCCTGTACTAGAGGTTCTCTTAACCCATACGGAAGTTCTATAAAGTTTTGTATTATCTATACCAAACCCGTCAGCGTTCCATCCGCCGTCGGCGTTGCCATCGCCGCTTGCTCTTGTTTCCCAGACGATAGCATTATTCCCCCAAGGGTCTGTACCCCAGACTCTTTCGTTTTCGTTAGTATTTCCGTTTTGAGAATATCCCGATGCTCCGCCGGATCCTAATCCCCATGACGACATGTTTTTAAAAGTAGACCAGCGAGTAATAGTATTGGTGTCTGCTGCATCTAAAGCAAACGCTAGGCTGGTTGCTAGGCTATTCCTAGGTCCGGACGATGATCCCATGTTATAGGCTGGCTAAAAATTCTTCGGCTTGTTCCCGGGTCGGGAAAGCTCCTATAGGATTTCCATTACGTACATAAGCAACTAAAAAGATAGTAGCTTGTCCGGTTCCTAATTCAAAAATTTCAGGTGTCATAGTCCAAATCTTGTTTTAATCAAAGAATAATTTCTTGCAACTTCGGTAGCAGATAAAGCTCTATTATAAACTCTAAATATAGCAAAAGCACCTCTGTACAGGGATCCTCCTCCACTATATGTTCCTAATGCGTATCCGTTAGATCCTCTACCCATGCCACTATTGTGGAAATTATAATTAGAAGTTCCTGAGTTGTATGCTCCGTTTATGTAGGTTTTAAGATCTCCGGTAGTGTTATCCGTAACAGTATTTTTAAATACCCATGTAAAAATATTCCAAGTATCATTACTCCAATACCCCATACCGCCGGGGTAAGCCCCGCTAGGACTATCGGGGAAGTAGTGAGATCCCATACAGGAACCGTGGCAGTAGAACATTGGGCCGTAGTTACCATTAGCGCCCATTGATAAAACACCGTAAGAGCCGCCCTGGTCTAAGCCATTATGGTAGAACATTAACTCTAATGTAAAATCTGACCATCCCCCTGTTAGTGTTGTATTACCAATCCAGTCACTTGTTCCATCTAAGTTTACACTCGGTACTCCTTTAATAGTTTCAAAAGTACATCCTCCGTATAAAGTTGCATGGTGTCCATTTCCTGAGGTATCGTACCAGACTGTGTCTTGAGTTGAACCATAAGGGGTAAAAGTACCGCTAGAGGTAAAGGTATGAAACGATACTCCATTAGAAAAAGAATAAGTTCCTCCTGTAGCTGCTTGAGGTCCGTTGTAACGAACAATTACAATTCCTGAACCCCCTTCTCCTCCTTTGTTGTTGGCGTTGTAGTGAGATCCTCCTCCGCCTCCACCTCCGGTATTAGCTCCTGCGTTACCTCCTGGCTGTTGATTACCTAATCCGCCATTGCTGCCGGCATTCCTGCCGTTAGTATCTCCAAACCCTACAGTGTTTCCGTTTCCACCAGCTGCTCCGCCTCCTCCTCCTCCGAGCCCGCCGTCGCCGCCCTTGGTTCCGGAGTAGCAAGAACCGCCTCCACCGCCGCTGTAGTAGTAAGGACTCATTCTTGATATAAGAATCCCAGGACCTCCGTGGCCGGCGTTACCGCTAGGAGCAACGTGACCTGGTCCACTAGTACCTCTTCCTCCGGCTCCTCCGCCGCCTCCTGACCAATGGTCGTCGGCACCTGTAGTCGGATTACCGGAGTTCCCGCCCGGATATCCCTGACCTACAATATTGTTTGTATCAACGTACCGCTCTCCTCCGTGAGTGTATGCTGAACATCCTCCTCCGGATGCTCCTGAACCTCCTATACCTGAATTTGGAGTGTATCCGTAGTATGAGCTTGCTCCAAATCCTCCTCCTTTTGCAGTTAAGTTTCCAAATACTGAATCGGATCCGTTGGTTGCTGAGATAGTGAATTGGTGACTGTTCGGTTGCGGACCTGCTCCATCGGTTCTGTAACCGCCATTGCCTGCTGGTGCTCCGAAGCCTCCAGCTCCTACAGTGACTGTGATGCCTACACCCGGGGTGACTTTGTAGTTAGGGTCGTAAAGCACTCCGCCGCCGCCTCCACCACCGCCCATATCCATACCACCGCCTCCGCCTCCGCCAACGACCATAACTTCAACTGATCTTACGGTCCGGGCTGATGTTAGGTCAGCAGCATCGAGATTCAGAATAAGCCCATCTCTTTGTATCTGTGGATTGCTTGAAAACGCCATTCTTTTTTCTTTATAAATAGGACGGCGCCTTAAGGTGTTAGAGTTTTCCTAGCATGTAATCCTGAGCTTGCTTGGTTTTATCGCAAGTATTCTTCATTAATTCGATAGTCTCAGGGTCAATAAGCTGTGGGTGAACCCACCAATCCTCGTAACTACTATTCTTATCTACCGAAATGTTAGTTACTAAAAGTTCGTATCCTTTCTCTTGCAGATACTTTCTAGACTTGTCTCTATAGGTTTTTGTAGAGTCGTAGTAGTAATCATGCTCATAGGTAATTACTGCAAATCGATACTCATCAAACGGTATAGCTTCTAGGATAGCGTAGGTATTGTACTCCGGGTCGCAGTCAAGCTGTAGGAAATCAATATCCTTTCCTAGATCTATCTTGCGTAGGAAGTCTCTATAGTCGGTGGCTACTGCATCCTGGCAGTATACCGGGTTTTTCCTAGCAGCTTTAAACTTATCAGTCACTGCCTGATCAATATCAATTGATGCTCCTTTCCATCCGTAGGATTCTTCCAGAAGAGCGGTATTGTTGTTGTGGTGAGGATCTCCTGATCCAATCTCCAGGTAGGTTCCGTTCTTTTTACCTTTCAGTGCTGCTAGCACAAACATATCCTGGTAGGCTTGTGCAAAATTCTTTTCAATCTTTTCAGATCCTGGGAATTTATATTTAAGTTCCGGGTGCTGTTCTTTAGTATACGGGGTGATTGGGAATAACTCTCCTTTGAGTTTAATGATATTATCTCTAGTAACATTTGCGAATAAGTCACTCATGTAGTAACTGTCCATGATCCAGCGCAGCATACCTCTTGATTCATCGCATTTACCAATCCACCAAGCCGAAACTGCTTTTTGGAAATAGAGAGCGTACTCTGCCGGGTACTCTACATCGGTTACTAGTGAACGATACTCATGCTTGATAAACTGCAGACCGGTACAGGCGGTTGTATAGCATTCCTGCCATTTTTGCTCACGTTCGTAGTACCGGCTGAGGAGGAAGTAACCTTCCGGACGGTCCGGACGAACGGAAATAGCATGCAGAAGTTGTCCGGTGGCAGAATGCTTACGTTCTTTTTGCTTATTAATGTTTAAGAAGTTACGAAGCAGGCATTCATACTGCAGATCTTTATCGGTTGTAGTTTCAGCAACTCGTAAGTAAAAGGATAGAGCGGCAGCAATCTGACCTCTTATGTCGTATTCGTACCCGATAAGAAAATTTACACCTGGATCTCCTGGAGATTGTATAAATGTCTCAATCGCTTTTTGTAAATTACTGTCCATCTATAAAATCTTGTATAACTTTCTTAGGAGTTTTTAAAATATACGCAGTATTATCCTGAAATCCAAAAGTAATGAGGATATCTCCCTGGTATTCTGCAATCCCGCAGGTAAATTCTACGTGACCGGTCAAGTATTTAAACTCTTTTGATATCTTAACAAGATTCCAGTCTTTATCCCAAACCAAGAACCGGTGGTAGTAGTGACAGTCTTTATTACCTACTTCGTTATACCACATATCTACTTCGTGGGTAACAGTGATGTAACCGCCTTCCCAAGGAATGACCTGAGAACCTCCTCTAAAATCTCGGTAACCTTGTAGGTAGTTTTGACTCTGATGGATAATCTTGCTTGATTTTGTTGCAAGATCTACTTCTACTACTTCGGTAGGATTGCTCCATTTTACAAACCTAAAAGGCTGGTCAATGATCGGCATCCAGTTCTTCTCGCAGTATGAATTCGGATCACTAGGAGGTTCGATTCGGGTACGGGACAGTTCCTTTACTCCGTCCTCGTATTCTACTACTTCGCTAAATTCCATTCTACCCTCTCCGTTGGTCTTGGTATCTCTTCGAACACCAATTAGGTAGAGTTTATTATCCCATCTTACTACTCTAGCATCTTCTAGCCCGATAAAATCCCAGACCGGGGTTACATCCAGTCGGGAGGTGTCTACTTTACTGCCCTTAACAAGGTTGAGCTCTTGATCTAAAATGCATAGATAGTTGATCGTACGTAGCTTTAAGTCGTCTTCAGGATGCATGTAAGTCATGGGTCCCCAACGGCTATGAAACTCTTTACGGCCTTCGTTATGGTAGAGGTTGTACTGTACGTGACGTAGGTTCACTAGAATCCTATCTCCATCAATGTAGACTGAGGGGTTGCATAGTCCTGTTCCTTCGGTGTACTCGGCCGGTACAAGCAGAGGGCGGATTATTCCTCCTGCTTCAATAACCCTTTTTACAAAATTAATTTCCATCTACTGCTTTAATAATATCAGCTATATTAAAAATCTCATCCGGACTTTCGTAAGGACATTGAATAGCTGCTCCGTCAAAAGAATAATCGAAAAGATACGAATTAATTAGCTTAGGAGCAAACTTAGGAGGGCTTGCTTGAATATTTGTATGTAGATCGTATCCAAATACTTTAGGAGATGTTCCTACCCACATCACGGTAGATGGTAGATTGAAAGCAGCTGCAGCGTGCTGTAAGCATGAATCTATAAGGATTCTTTTTTCTGAAGCTGCTAGAACTGTCAACAGTTCAAAGTTTGATAGAGGCTGGTAGATTGCTTCTGCACCCGGAATAGCTTCTCTTTCACTCCTACAGATCTGAATTACATGGTAGTCTTTGGAGTAGTGCTGTACCAGTAGGTTTGAGATAGCTGGCGGAATATCTCTAGTCCAGCTATAAACCTGCTGATCTTCTAAGGGACCTCCTCCGGTTTGAATCACTATTACTGGTTTCTCTCGTCTCCAGGCATTGGCAAATCTCTTCTGTACCAGGTTCAGAAAAAGCACCGGCTTTTGTTCGGTATATTCTAGTCCTAGAAGTTCACACCAGCTTTTGATAATATGCTGCTCTTTCTGGATGTGTCCATTCTGGAAGTATCCTTCATGGCGGAATACTAATGTATCTTTATCTTCGATATAATTCTGATAGAAGTACGGAGTGTTGCCTACCGGGTATACTCTCTCTACTTCCGGGAAATTCAAGAAGATTTCCGGGTAAGAAACCACCAAAATAATCTTACGGTCGGGATATGTCTGTTTAATGGAGGAAAGCAGCGATGTAGCTGCTATGTTTTTACCCAGTCCGCCTTCAATGTGCCAGACCAGGTACTTATCCTTCCCTTGATAACCTGCTTTCATATTAAAACTATTTTAAGACAGCAAGCTGTCTATTACTTAAAGACTCCCTGAAGTAGATACTAGAGTCCAGTCACCTACTGCTAATCCAAACATATTAGGAACGTTCTCTAGGGTGTAGTTTAGGTGAGCGTAAACGTGCTTGGCGTACTGACCTGTCATTCCGGCCGGGTAAGTCAATGACTCGTAGTAAGTGTTCCATTCGTCGACTGGAAGTACTAAACGAGTTTGGTTGATACCAAGCGGGTTTTGAGAGGTATAGTTAACAAAGACTATACCGTTAAGGGTAACGAAAGAGTCACCAGGCATGTTGTGGGTGGGGTCTACGTAGATAGTCTGGTTAGCAATTAATACTAACGAAGAAGTTGCCTGTGTTACGGCATCGTAGATAACCGGACGATTTGAAAGTAGGTGGTAAGCCATATTAGTGTTTATATCTTATAAATATAGTTAAACTCTCTTAGATTTTGTACTCGAAAGCATCATAAAACCATTGGTAGTTATCGGTGATTAACTGACAGCCGGTTGGTCCTAAGATTTCCTTATAGTCTTCTTTCACCGGCTCTATTTTATTTTTAATTTTGTGATCTCCAAACACTCCCCATACCTTGTCATCTTCGTAGGTAAGCTGTTCTACGTTATTAAAGTCATGCTTGTAGTGTGGTAGCTCTAAGTACTCGTAGATTCTTTTTAGTTCACGGTCTGGGCTGGTTGTAAGGTCTTCAAACTTAATAAAAAGTACATTTTCGTGAGTACCTTCTAGCAGGGATTGGTAGATTCGGTCCATAACCGGTCCGATGGGTACTGTATTAGACCAGTGTACTATTCTCTTGTCGGTTGTAGTGCCTGTTAGATCTGCCCAGTTTAAGATTCCGTGTTCAATCTGAGGATTTGCTCGGTATTTCTTTTCCATAGAAGCATAAACTGCTCTAGGATCTCTAATCATAGAGATAATCTTGGGATTTTCGTCAAAGAACTTGAGGAAGTTATATTCACCTGACCATCCTCTGCATTTATCCATTACGTATGGACGGTCGGTAATAGCTTCAAAGTATCCGTGAACCGCTCCTTTGCAGTAACCCTTCCAGGCTTTTTCCATAGTTTCAGCATCCTGGGCTTTAACTTCTGGACTGGTTGAGTAGATGGTTCGTGCGTTGTATAAGAAGTCAAATACTCCTGAGGTAGGAGTAACGTATAGGTCAGGGTTCTGTCCTAAAATGTTTTGAATGAGTGTAGATCCGGCTCGAGGCATCGAGCTATTGTACATAACTTTTTTTACCATAATATTATCCTATATAATCTTCTCCGGCTACAATAGCGTCGTTGAGGGTTGTGAACTGTTCGATAGTTAAGGCATTTGTAAACCATGTCTGAGACATAAGTCTCTTAAGGTGGCCTACATTACGAATAACGTAAGTTTTTCTTTCAAAAACATTTGAACTGCTTAATCTATCATCAGAGGGATCAATTACCCCTGTAACTAGCTTATTAAGCAGAGTCGCTACGCTTAGAGCATTGGTTATAGCAGTTGTGACTTGGTCTGACATACGATCTGTTTTTAATTAATATATGAAACTAAATGTTAAATTCCAACTTTAAGTTTAAGAGCTTGTGTTCTTTCATCAAGTTCTTGAATAGCTTTAGTTAAAGGTGCTATAAATTCAGCATAGGTGATACGGTAAGCATCTTGACTTTCAGTGTAGCCTAGTCCTGAAAAGTCTGTAATCTCTAATTCTTCAAGTGCCTGTTTTACTTCCTGTGCAATGAATCCATAATCTTTTCTAGCAACAGCTAATGTACCGTCTTTTTGTCCGTAAGGAAAATTACATTCACGAACATAGTTTTCTCTGTTATCGAAATTAAAGCTTACCGGTCTTAATTTCTTAATAAACTGTAGTCCTGTCTTACAGGTTAAGGGAGTAATATCCGTCTTATCTCTAGCGTCTGAGAAGTATGACCAGCCGCCCCATACACAGTTATCGACATTATTGCTTGAACCGCCCCACACCATGTGACAGTTAGCTGAAACAGAAGTGTTGGTTCCAATTACTACAGTTCTGTTTAGGTTTGAAGAATAAGCAGCACAGAATCCTATTACTGTGTTCTGTACACCGCCTGTGTTGCATCTACCTGCTCTAAATCCGATAAAGGTATTTTCAGTTCCTGTGGTGTTACATGCTGCATCTACTCCAATGAATAGGGCATTATCGGCGTTAGCACATCTACCGGCATTTACCCCTAGAGCTATACTCTGTACGTTGGTTGAACCTCCATCAAAAGCAAATGAACCTATAGCAACGTTATGACGGCCGCTTGTAGCAGCACGCTGTGCTCTCTGTCCTACGGCTGTGTTTTGGTAGCGGTTTCCTGATCCATTAAAAGCACAGAAGCCTATACCTACATTACTTACGTTGTAGTTAAATTCCCCGGCTCTTGCTCCTGCAAAAGCACTATAACTAGTATTATTAATTCCTGATCGGTATCCTGCCAGGGTTGCGTAGTTGTTGGTACTGTTGCCGGCATATCGGCCAAAAGCGGCTGTTTGAGATTGATTACCTGCTGCTCTACCAAAGCGGAAGCTATTAACTGTAGATTGTTGTAAAGATGCCATATTATACTGCTAGTGCTTCTAAGGTTTCTAATCTCTGAGCGGTCTGTTGTACAGCTTTTGCAAGAGGTGCTATCATATCAGCATAAGATAGTCTGTATCCATCTTTTTCTTCGTTGTAACGAAGTGCTTCGAAGGTAGTCCCAAGACTGTCTGTGAGTTGCTTCATTTGCTGGGCGATAAATCCGTATGATTTTTTAGGACTGGTTAAAGTACCGTCTTTTGTACCGTATTCAAATCCGCATCTTTGGACGTACCTATCCCTGTAATCCCAGTTAAAAGAGACTGTGTCTAGATTACGAATAAAATCTAAACCTAATTTATTATCTAGGTTTTCGATATTTGTTTTATCTCTGCAGTCCGATACATTAGTCCATGCTGCTGCTACGCCGTTATAGTTTAGACTACTACTCCCCCAGGCTGTATGTCCTACACAGTTACGAGGGTTTGAATTTTCTCCTACACCTATAGTACAGTTGACTGAGGTTGAACAAAGATTAGCTCTCCATCCTATTCCGATGTGACAGCCTCCGGAAGATATGTTGTTAAGTGCGTTACAACCTATTGCTACATTACCATTACCGGTAGATAATCCAAGTGCGCCGAAGCCTATACCTACGTTACAAGAACCTCCTTGTAGGTTGCATCCAGCACGTGCACCTATTAATACGTTAGAAACTCCTGTGGTTACGTTACATCCTGCAAAAGCACCGACCATGGTGTTAGAGCCTCCTACAGCGTTTCTTGCAGCCATATAACCAACGGCTGTTAGGTTGCTGCTTGTCATAAGGTACCCTGCAAAAGCTCCGACGGCTGTGTTACATAGTCCGGATGAATTAGCTGTTAGTGCAGCAAAGCCAATAGCTGTATTGCGGTTACCTGTAGAGTTATTGTATAGTGCTAGTCTTCCAATAGCGGTATTGCAGTACCCGGTGCTGTTGTTTTTCAAAGCTTCAAATCCAAAAGCAGTATTACTTATACAGTTACCGCCGCCTCTTGAGGCGCAGACTGAGTTAGCGTTAGCAAAACTTGCAAATGTAGCCATATTAAGAGTTCAGTTGAGCTTCTATTAAATCTAAATCGTTGTTGATCTCTTGCAGAGCCTTGGTAAGACTCGCAACCATATCCAGGTAGTTAACCGTATACTGGTCCCGGAAAGTATCGTGGGAGATAGCATCAAATTTTTCTCCTACAGACCTAGCTGCAAAGTCTAACTCTTGAGCTAAAAATCCATAGTGTACTTTATCTTGTTTTAAAGTTCCATCTTTTACTCCGTATTCGAAACCGCATTGATTTACGTACTTCTCTCTGTTGTCCCATTTGTACTTAATAGGGTTAAGTTTACGTATAAAGTTAAGTCCTAGATTAGTTAACGGCTGGATATTTGTTTTATCTCTACAGTCTGAAACGTTATTCCAGCTGGTATATATACAGTTACAGATATTGTTTTGATATCTTCCTATTGAGCTTTGACAGCTTACTCCGTACCCGTTGTGCTGGTAGGCATACCATCCTACATGCAGATCAAAGTTTGATCCTCCTAGAAATCTTCCCGTGTAGAATCCTACTAGAGTAGCGAGATCTCCTGTAGTGTTGTACTGTCCTGCTCTTGAAGATAGTACTGTGAGAGTGGCTCCTCCTCCTCCGTTTTCTTTAGCATTAAACCCTACTGCTACGCTACCTCCGGATAGACTGACCCCTGCTCGGTGTCCTACTGAAACTGCATAGTTTCCGCTATAGTAGCCGGCCTGAAATCCAATAGTTACAGTACATTCATCAGCATATCTTCCAGCCTGAGCTCCGATATGAGTTCCACCGGCATATCCTCCGACATTAAATCCTGCTAATCTACCTATGCCGGTATTTTTAGAGTTATTAGAGGAAGCGAGAGCTTGAGCACCAAAAGCAGTATTGCATCCTCCTGTGGACTTGTTGTTTAGGGTGTTGTACCCAAAGCCTGTATTGCAGGCTCCTGAAGATATACTAATTAAAGAGTTAACTCCGAAAGCGGTATTAGATACTAAAGCACTATTACCTCTTCCGAACTTTAAACTATTAACTGTGGATGCTTGTAAAATTGCCATACTACTTAGCTTCTAATTTAGTTACTCTTGCAATAAGGTTACTAATCATTAGTTCTTGCTGTTCAACTTTTTCACTTAGTTCCTTAACTGCCTCTACTAGGACAGCTGTCATACGCTGGTAGTAGACGCTGTCTACTTCTCCGTCCTTGTACTGTATTAGTTCTGGGAAGGTCTTGTGTACTTCTTCTGCTATAAATCCGATCTGTCTTCTATCTTCTCCTTTTCTCATAAAGGATACACCTTGTACGCTTTTCAGAGATTGTAAAGAAGATGATAAAGCTAAAATACTTTCCTTGTATTTTAATGCAGAAGATTCTGATAGTGCAGCAACAGTTAACGTAGTCCCATCAAAGGTCATGTTACCACTACCGGCTGGGTTATTAGATCCGTCCTTGTATACTACCTGGTTAGCAGAACCTGCTACCGGGCCAGTTGAACCAGTTATACCTTGAATACCTTGAGTAGCAGAACCGGTAGTACCTTGAATACCTTGAGTAGCAGTACCAGTTGTTCCTTGGATACCTTGAGTGGCAGTTCCTGTTATACCTTGAATACCTTGAGTAGCAGTACCAGTTGTTCCTTGGATACCTTGAGTGGCAGTTCCTGTTATACCTTGAATACCTTGAGTGGCAGTTCCTGTTATACCTTGAATACCTTGAGTGGCAGTTCCTGTTATACCTTGAATACCTTGAGTGGCAGTTCCTGTTATACCTTGAATGCCTTGAGTTGCTGTACCGGTTGTTCCTTGAATACCTTGAGTACCTTCTATACCTTGAATTCCTTGAGTACCGGTGATACCTTGAATACCTTGAGTAGCAGTACCGGTAGTACCTTGAATTCCTTGAACACCTTGCAAGCTTAAGGAAGTATTGTACCCAATAACCTTAGTGGAGGTATTGAATACTACTATGTTGGTATCTGCAGCTGTGGGAAGTGAGACAAGTCTAACTGATCCGCTAATCTGAGTGTCACCTGCCGCAATAATATTTTCCTGATTAAACTTACCAATCTTAACTGTATTATCAGCAAATGCTTCGATTACCGGCAAGCCGGCAATTGTGTTTACTGAGAATAAAGAGTTTGAAAGATCGTCGCTTATCTCAAATAGTCTTCCGTTGTTCCCGTCTACTGCAAAGATGGTAGTGTTGGCAGTTGAACCTGATCCTACTACTCTAAGTATTTCAGCTGAAGATGCACTTACTAGTAGTTTTGCTCCGTCAAAAGTAAACCCTGGTTCTGCGACTGCTGCATTAGAGGTTCCGTCTGAAGTTAAAACTCGGTTGTTAACCGCTCCTGATATAGTTGAAAATCCCGGACCTTGAATACCCTGTACACCTTGAGTACCTGTCGTACCTTGAGTACCTGTTGTTCCTTGGGTACCTGTTGTTCCTTGAGTACCAGTTGTTCCTTGAATTCCTTGGGAACCTTCTATGCCTTGAATACCTTGAGTAGCAGTACCAGTTGTACCTTGAATACCTTGTGTGGCAGTTCCTGTTGTACCTTGAATACCTTGTGTGGCAGTACCAGTTGTTCCTTGAATACCTTGAGTGGCAGTTCCGGTAATACCTTGAATACCTTGAGTTGCTGTTCCTGTTGTTCCTTGTACACCTTGAATACCTTGGGTGGCAGTACCTGTTGTACCTTGTACACCTTGAATACCTTGAGTAGCAGTACCTGTTGTACCTTGTACACCTTGAATACCTTGAGTAGCAGTACCTGTTGTACCTTGTACACCTTGAATACCTTGAGTAGCAGTACCTGTTGTACCTTGTACACCTTGAATACCTTGAGTAG